TATTTTTTTTTGTGTGCTAAATAAAAAAAAATGGTCTCTTCACCCCCGTTGGGGGTTTTTTCGAACCTATTTTACTTATTTCGTCGAAAACACTTCGTGTTTTCTCGTCGCGCACTTGTTTCTGCTGGTATTGATACAAAAAGCTCCATAAAATATCTTTTTAAACACCTTTTTCTGAAATTCTTTCGTGTGGTGTCCGCTACGCTTGGTATAACTAGGGGCGATTATGCTTATGCTATACTAGAAAAAGTTTTTTCCAAGTTCCTTGGATATTTTCTTTTCTATTTTCCTATAAGCATTTCTACTCCCCCTAGAATGCTCTCTAATAGCTTTTTCTTTTTCTTTTGATATATTTACCACTCTAATTATTTACACTATATGTCGCACAATATTATAATTTTCCCAGTTCTAAAAACATTTTTTTATTTTTCCATTTTTATTTTTTTTATTTTCTATTGATATTTTGATGATGATAGTGATAGCTTTTGATTATGTTGGTGATGTTGATGTCTTTTGATACCAAACCAAAAAAGCACCAATACTGGTGCCTTTTTGTTTAATTATTCTTCCTTTTTAAATTCTTTTCTATCTCCATTCAGACAATCCAGATATGCCACATCAATGTCATTATCTTCACTGTTTACTAGTTCATACAAATAATCTTCAGCAAATCTCGTTAGTCCTATTGCAATTTTGCTAATTTCAATAATATTGCTATCGCCAATCTCTTCAGTTCTTTTGTACAAGTTATCAAAATATACTCTTTCAACAGCATAACCGTTATCATGACTAAAAAACAAAAATACTTCTTCGGGTTTATAATCTAATAATCTATCTGTTAAAAATTCATAGGTTAAAATATTTCGGTCGGTTAATAATTCTTCGTTCATCTTATTGCTCCTGTTCCTTTTAATGTTCCAACATTTGTTTTAGTCTCTTCATCATATTTCCAATCATAATTGTTTAACAAACCGTGAACATCAGTATCATATACTTCATCACCATTTTCTTTTACCATATTCTGTAATCCAGCGATTTTAGATATACCAGATGTTTTGCTTTCTAAAAAATATTCCACGCAAGGTAAAAGCATTCCAGCTTTTTTGTTCGCCTCATAAGCACTTAATAAGCTGTAGCCAACTTTATAGCCTTGCACTCTAAAATACCATACAATCTTATCATTGATTTTTAGTTTATATTCTCGCATTGTATAAATATATTTCATTTTATTGCTCCTTTAATTTTCCAACATAAGCACGCTCTATTTCATCATATGCCCAGGTATAGTCAATACTTAACAAACCGTGTTTATTTTGGTCATATATCTCTCGACCAGTTTTTAGCATATATTCTTCCATATCTTTTTTACGATTGATTGCTTCTTTTTTACTTATCTGAAGTTCTTCAATGCAGGGTTTTAATCCTTTGCAAATACCTTCGCCAAAATAATATAAAGCATTCCAATCTGTTGAGTATGCTCGCACTTCGAACAGCCAAACCTCTTTGTTATCAATTATTAATTTGTAATGTTGTAGTGTATAAACATTTTTAGCCATAATTTATATGCTCCTTGTCATTGTTGTTATCTTTATTATGATACCATTATAGCACACCATATCTCAAAAGTCAATACTTTTTTAATACTTTTTTTATATTATTATAATTTCATATAATTTTTATATATCTTTATAATCTCATACGACCTCGATAATCGCCCTGTATGCTCGTTTAAAACAAAAGATGATACTTGATACCTTTTTATAATTATTTTAATATGTCGCACAATACACATTATGCGACGCTTCAATTTATTTTTATTTTTTTATTTTTTTTCTAGCAATGGTGGTGATAGTGATATAAATTAAAGCCACCAACAATGGTGGCGGTGGTGTTGCTTAAGTAGTTCAAAGCAAATCAATCAAAAAACTTTTACACCATATCACCAACAGCTAGATATTTTAATAAGTGTTAAGCAATGATTTTATAATAGTAAAGGCAATCTAGCTGCTGGTGTAATGATGTAAAGGTATAAGGGGCTTATAGTTCGCCCCTTTAATTTATTCTTTTGCTTCGTATATTTTTTTAAAAGCGTTATAGCTTAAAAAGTATTTACAAATAAGTGAAAATTCTTTTAAGTCATTTTCATCATCAGGGTTTAGGTCATCCAAATAAGCTTGTAAAGCAATATCTTTTAAAGTCTCGTCTTTAATTTTGCAATCGATTAATCCATCTTGTATAGCTTTTTCGGCGTAATATAATAGTTCATCTGCTGGTATCTCTTTAAAAATACCAAAGAAAAATCCCACATTATAAATTCCATTTTCTTGTATAGTTTCTAGTTGTTCCTTTAATGCTTTTAAAGTTTTATCATTTATCTTAATCATAATTATTTACCTTTCATTCATTTTTTTATGGTAAGGGCGGTTTATTTATTCCGCCCCTTAGTTTTACTATTTCATATCTTCAATGTATTTTTCTAATCCAGCTTCTAGTTGATGGGTTAGTCCAGCTTCTTTATATAAATCTTTAAAATACCCCCGTGCTTTATCTTTAATATTCTTTTTATCTATATCAACAGCTATAATTCTTTCATCGCCAATTTCTTCGGTATTTTTATATAAGTTATCAAAATATACTCTTCTAATACTATACCCATTGTCGTGATTGAAAAAAACAAATACTTCTTCGGGTTTATAATCTAATAGTTTATCTGTAAAATATTCATATGTTAAAATGTTTTTATCTGTTAGTAATGCTTCGTTCATTTCTTTAATCCTTTACTTATCTGTTAATTGTTTTTTATCGTAAGGGGTTTTTAAATCAACCCCTTAATCCAATCCGCTACTGCTTGAACTTTATTCTTTAAGATTTCTTTTTTAAGCTCTTTAATTTGTTGCTTAAGTTTAGCATTTGGGTTTTTTTCTTCCGCCATTTTTTTACGGTTAGCTAGTGTTTTTGATGTAGTTTTTTTATTCATTCCTTTAAATCCTTTATCTGTTAAAATTATTTTTTTATATGGTGGGGGCTTTTATTGCCCCCCTTATTTTATTCCCACTCAGCTTGCTCCAAATCAATCAACTGCTCTATATGATGGTAAGCATTTTCAATTTTTTCATTCCAATCGGCGGTATATACGCAATCATTTACGTTAAAATCACCCCAAGCACCTTGATTATCTGGCGAAAAAACTACATATTCTTTTAGTTTTTTACCGAAAAACTTTTTACCTTGAAGTTTTTCTGGTATAGCAAAAACTATTTTTTCACTTAATCCATAATCCGCCCACTCAAAATCACAATTATCTTTTAAGAAGTTTATAAATTTTTTAAAATTTTCATTTTCATTTTCACCAGTGAAAATGTTATCGTGGTGTTGATTATCCCAACTGTTATAGTAAAAATTGAAGTAGTTCATCTTATTTATCTCCGTTTAATTTATTCTTATGGCAGGGCGGTTTATTTTTAGCCCCCTTTACTATTATATTTTATAAACCTTTACAATCGTTGCTTTTCGATTGTAATACCATTATAGCATATCATAATAAAAAAATCAATACTTTTTTAATACTTTTTTAATTTTAAGCGTATTTTATCAAGGCGTTTAGCTACTACTATACAAATTTTTAGCCCGCCCGCTTAATATCAAAAAGCTTTATGGTAATGATTTTTTAATATGCTATAATGTTATTTTTACAATCCTTATCTGATTGTAATACCATTATAGCACGGTTATTTTAAAAAATCAATACTTTTTTAATACTTTTTTAATAAAAATAATAAAAAAAGCAAGAAAAAAATAAGGGTTGTGGAAAAGCTGTGGAAAACTTTAAGCATAAATAGAATGCTTTAAAGGCATTTTAAAAAATGCGACGGGGCAGAGACCCCAGACCATATATCGTATTCTTTTTCAGCAACGCTGAACGACTTTGTGGAGTGAATGGGGGGTATTGGGTTGTGGTATAATTTCTGGACTATATAAAACAAAATTAAGATAAGGTCGATAAAATTTACCTTACAATATATTTTCTGGACTGTATAAAATAAAATTTGCCTCTCAACAGATTTTCTGGACTGTATAAAATAAAATTATAAAGGGTAGTTGATATTTCTTATTTAGGCGTGTATAATATAATTACATCGCCTTGGTTTGCTCATTTGAGCCGCCAAGGTTTTTTTTGTTTAGTGTAAAAATATTCGCAAAAATGTTATAATATATATATGAATAATCAACTTGCGAAAACTAATATGCCAACTGATGACCAGATACAAACCTATGCTGAGCTGGTGCTTTCTGGTGATTTACAACCAGAGCAGTGCTTTAAAAAAGCCTTTGGGTTTGTCCCCACGGTTGAACAGCTGAGAGAGGTCGAGGCGAATGCCAAGTATCGAGAGCGAATTGATAGCGTGCTACTAATGCTCCAAGCCAGAATGCGAGCCAACTCTATCTCCCTCGCTGACCAAGCTGTGATTGCGGTTGCTAAATCACTTCAACATACTGAGAAGTTAATTGATAACTTACTCCAAGACCCCAATATGAAAATTAGTCATTATGTGGCTTTGGTTAATACTCAGATTAAGACTTTCCAAGCGATGAAAGAAGCACTGGCGAAAGCTGAGTTAGCACTGAACCAACAGGCTGATGATGATAAAGATATGTGGGATGAAATCTTTAATAGCTAATAACTACAATATGAAAGGAACAATAACCAAATGAATGATACAAAAATAATCGCAATCACCTGTAATTGTGGCAACGCTAAATATTATCTAGAACGGAAAATCCAGCTGCTACTGGAAGAATATCAAAAACGTAATTTTCCAGACATCACACCACCTAGCTTTTATCGTTTGTATTGGGAACATAAACGTGTCTATGAATTACGCCAAAACCCCAAACTAAAAGAGCTTGCCGATAAATGCAAAGTCCTCGACTATCTACAAAGACCTAACGCTGGTTCTGATAAGGTGTTTATCTTTCCAGAAATTGGTAAACATATTATTATGACCCAAGATATTGAAACAATCTTAACTACAAAACCCAAAGAAATGGCATACCTCTTTGAGCAAGCAGAGCCAATTGAATAATCTAATTGAAAGGAACTCTAATTATATGAAACAAGAATTTACATTCGATAAGTTAAAAGAGCTAACAGATAAAGTAATCGAACCTTATTTGGTATCAATTGAACAAGCACTGGGGTCACCACTTGCCCAAAATCTCACCAGAGAGCAACAAGCTCAAATGGTCGAACAGATGTTTACTCGCTCATTGCGATTGGTTAACTTTGTTTTCTTTAAAGAAGTTAATAATTATGTTGACACACTAACTCAGGCTGATGTTGAAAAAGAAAAGAAAGCACAAGCTAAAAAAGCACGACAAGAAAAAATCAAAACAACTGCTAAAAAAGCAAACCCAAATCATAAGATGACACTTAAAGAATTACGGGAACGGCGGGCAAAACAAAACACCACCCCAGATAAGGAATAATCACCGTGGCTAAGTTGGTTAAGAATACAATTCGGCGACCACCACTCACTAAGGAAGAAACGCTCCGAGCGTTAAGCGATTTCGGCTACTTCTGTGAAAGGTGTTTGAGTATTTATGATAAGAACGGTAAGATTGTGCCACTACGGCTCAATAAAGCCCAGACTATTTTTGCTAATCTGTTGCTTAAATATGTCTTCGCTCCGAAACCGAAACCAATTACTTTGGTAATTTTGAAAGCACGGCAAATGGGATACACGACCGTGCTTTTAGCCTTGGAGTTGTATATCTTGATTAAGTTTAATAATAAAGAATATGCTTCGCTCAATATGAAACACTTCCTCCATCTGGGAAGTATCGTGGAAGAAATCACCAGTGATAAGATGTTGCCAATGATTGAAATGCTCCACCCGACTTTCTTTGGGGATTTTCAGTTTAATAAGAGTGAGAGAAAGATTAGGTGTATTGGTTTTAAGGGGCAGAAGAGAAATAATACCGTGCGGTATCACACTGCAATGAGTGGTGAGAGTGGTCGTGGTGGAACGGCACAGGCAATCATTCTCGATGAGGTGGCGTTTTATAAAAATGTGGGGGTTATCGAGAAAGGTGCGGTTTCCTCTGTGCCAAATAATGGTTTGTCAATGTTGGTGTATGTTTCAACTGCGAATGGAATTAACGAGTTTTATGACCGTGTGGTTGAGGCACAGAATAACCCAGAAATGGAGTTTTTGTTCCTGCCTTGGTTTTTGATGGAAGAGTATATCAGCAAACCCTCCAAAGATTTCGCTAAAACTTTAACCAAGTATGAGCAAGAGATACTCAAAGAAATGGAAAAATGGGAAATTCCAGAACACTTACGCCTCCCTAAACTAGCTTGGTATCGCAACCATTTGATTACGAAGAAAGGGAATGACCTTTCGGCAATGCGACAAGAGTTTCCAAGCAACTGGCAAGAACCGTTTGTTTCCAGCGATAGCCCAGTTTTCTCGACATCGTTGCTACTGGAAGAAATGAAGAAAGAAAAGATTGAGCCAATCGGTTATGCGACTTACACCCCTGAGGGGAAGATTGTTAATGGTAGCGAATGGGACATTGCGATTTATAATAAGCCAGTATTGGGTAGGAAATATGAAATGGTGATTGACCCAGCATTTGGTGGGGAAGAAGCGGACAATACATCGGTGCGAGTGCTTGATAAAATCACCCTCGAAGACCAAGCTGTATATGTATCGAAGAATGAGCCAGAGGATATTGCGGAACTGGCTTATGCTTTGGGCAAGTATTATAATACAGCACGGATAAATGTTGAGAATAACCGAGGGGAGTTATTGATAACCTTGCTCCGTAATCGTGGTTATAGTAATTTCTATTTCGACGCTAAAAGGTATAATCGCAACAATCCATACAAGGCAGTTGGCACGAAGATGACTGTGTCAAGTAAAGCCAAAGGAATTGAACGCTTGAAGAGCTTAATGAATCTGGGCAAGTATATGCCGAAAGATGAAGAAACGCTCCAAGAATTGCTCCACTTTAATTATGTTGGAAAAGGGGCGAGCCGTAAAGCCCAAGCTTGTGGTAATAAGCCAGATGGCACACCGTATCACGATGACCTCGTAATGGGATTAGTTAACTGGGCTTTGACACTGCCAGATAACCTGTTTAAGAATATTGAAAAATAGCGTATTTAATCTCCAATAAATAGCTTTTAATCCTTAAAAATAGTATAATATAAGTAGAACAGTTTTATTGTTCTACGCGTATAATAATAAAATAAAAAGGAATACTTAAATAATGACTTACATAGACCCAAATGCGGAATATGGTTATGTATTACAGTGGATTGAAGAAAGCAAAAAAGCTTTACTTCCACGAATCAAACAGGCTGGTCGGAATCAGTCGGCTTATAACCATATCCCCAGTCGGAATACCTATCGTGATTTGGCTCAAAAGTTCGATGTCAAGCAAGCACTCCAAAGGGGTGTTTCGCAAGAAACGATTGACAGTATTAAGTGTGCTGGTGAGTTAATCCCAGACGGTAAAAACGATATTGTCTTTAAAACGGTTGAAACAAATGTCAACCAGCTTTCTGGTGGTATCGGACAGTTTGAAATGCAAATCTTGGATAAAACCCAAGTGTTAGATACAAATCTGGAACAGATGTTGGCATTGGCTGATGAACAGATTTATTATATGTATGGCTTGGATAAGCTCCGAGATACATCGGTGCGAGAGTTGATGTTGTATGGTGCGACTTACTACTACCCAACATTCAATAAAGAAACTAAGGATATTGAGGTTGAGTTGATTTCACTCAGCAATATTATTCTTGACCCAATTCGTTATCGCCGAACTTCACCACGCTACATTGGTTTCCATAAAATGATTTCGTGGCAAGACCTTGAAAAAGAGGTTGAATTTAAGCGTGGCTTTATGAAAACAATCAATGACGCTCAGCTCCAAGCTAAAAATATTCAAGACTTAATGAATAATCCAAACATTAAAAGCAGTATGTTTAACGAGCAAGAAGTTCGCAGTATGAACCAGATTATTAGTAGCTGTTATACTGGTGAGAAATATACTTCAAATGCTTTCACGCCAGAGGGTAAAGCTAAACAGAAATATCAAGGTGAAGATGTTGAGCTAAGCTACATCTGGGACTTGACTACTGGTGATAGATTTACAGTTGTAAACCGTAAATTCATTATTGATAAGATTGAAAAAGACCTCGAAGTAGCAACCAAGGTGGAAACTGAAACGGCTTATGAGGTGATTGAAAGCAAATTGCTTAAACGGATTAAATCACCAATCATTGAAATTCCATATAAGATTGTGCCAAATTATCCATACCCAATTACACCACTGGACATGTATATGGACGACTTCGATGAGCTATGTTCGATTATGAGTTTGAAAAAGCATAATGAGAGCATTGCTGGAACAATGACCCCATATGGTTCGGAATACGACTTAGCACTCCTTACCACCAGTGCGAACATTTCTGGTGTTGGTGTTTCTGGAATGGACGGAACAGTTGGTTTCTTAAACAAGCAATATGACCCATCATTCCTTGATAGCCGTATTCAGGAACGAGAGCAACGTATTAAAGAAGCAATGAATGCTTACTCCCAGATTGATATGGCAATGATGATTGGCGACCGAGCCAGTGCCAAGGAAGTTTCAGCCAACCAAGGAGCAGTGGCTTCTGGACATAATGCCTTAATCCATAATTTGGAAATTGGCTTCTCTGAGATTATTCGAGTAGTAAATCTGTTATTGGTAAAATACAATAGCGATAAAACGATTAAAGTTCAGATTGACGGCGAGTTGGAAACTGTGCCAGTTGAGAAGTTAGCATTAGACGCTATACTAAATGTTCGCTTAAAATCAGAGATTGAACAAGAGCGACAACAGAAAGCCTTAATGGCGAGCCAGCTACTCAATATCGGTGTGAATAACCAATACATCAATCAGGAAGTATTTGTGCCAAAAATGCTTTCAATCGCCTTTGGTAATTTGTTTACACGAGCTGAGATTAAAAGTATGATAACAATGCCAGTCAATCAGCAAGCTTTGGATACAGCACAATTACAAGCTCAAAATCACGCTAAAGAATTACAACTTGAACAAGATGTGGTTAGCCAGTATCCAAATGAGCGAATTAGTAATATGCTCAACGCTTATATGACCCCAGAAGATGTGGCACAATTCCAAGCTGAAAATCAACAGTTGGCAGATAGCAGTCAAACCACACCAACCACCGAAGACTATTTGAATTATTTAAATGGTGATATGACCCAAGCCGAAGCTCAGAATAATCCGTATGACACTACTGGTGGTTCGGCAGAGCAACAGATTCCAGAATATAAACAAGACCCAGCGACCGTTGATAACAGTAATGAAACGAAAATCTTAAAGAATATCGGTGATGAGGCAGTTCCTAATACACAAGGATTAGACCCAGCCAGTGCTGGTTCAATAACGAATGGAGATATGAATGTATAACGATGAAATGTTGAGAGCGTTGCGAGCAGGCAACACTGATAAAGAAATCCTAAACTGGTTAGTCAATGAAGTAGTTAATCATACAACATCTGCTCAAACCGCACTTTCAGCTGGTAAGACCGAGCTTGCGTTAAGTAAGCTTGGTCAAATCACCACCAGTGTGAAAAATCTTCAAACAATGGTTCGTGGTTTGAATGACGGATTTAAAATGGATAGAAAGGAAGATAAATAATGGCTAAGTGTGTTAATGAAGAATGTTTAAAACGACAGCAATGTGAATGTGTCGAGCCACAAAAAACACCAGTCTTTGATGTCAAAAGTGGTAGCGACTTATTAGCAGTCGACCAATCAACTGGCACGACAGCGGTTATCTCAGATACACCAAAATTAGCACGAGCAGTTGAAAAGATTGAAACCTTTGATACTGAAAGTGCTACTAAAGATATTCGAAAACTTAAAAGTGATAATCTTGCTCAAGACGAAATGCTAGCAGTTCACCAAGAGGGTGTTCAACGATTATTCCGTGATAAGGTTAGCAAGATTACTGGTAAAGGTTTGAGTTCAAACGACTTCACTAATGAAGATAAAGCTAAGTTGGAAGATATTGAATTTAATGCTCAACGCAACCGAGTGAATAGTGTCAACGGTTTAGAGGGAGATGTTCAGATTACTCTAACTGGTTTAGGCTTTAATGAGAATAATTTTCTCAAACCAAACCAAACTTATAGCAAGGAAGAAATCAATCGTTTAATTGATAATGTTAATACTTCTCGCTTTAAAGGTGTTTATCAAACACTTCAAGAAGTTCCAAAACCTTACGACGGCAACAGTATGTATTTGGTTGGAGCGAGTGAGCCTTATGTTATCTATGCTCTAATTAGTGACCGACTACAAAAGATTGGTGCGACAAATACTGACCTATCTGGTTATGTCTTGAAAGCTGATTATGACCGTGAGAAAGATACTTTTGTTCGTAAAGAAAACGGTAAAGGTCTATCAAGCAATGACTTCACGACCGCTTTAAAGAATAAGCTTGAAACAATGCGAATGGGAATTGACGGTGCGAATGGTAAATCAGCTTATGAAGTTGCTCGTGAAAGTGGCTTTATTGGCACGAAAGAAGAATGGCTTGAAAGCCTTAAAGGGCAAAAAGGTGATAAGGGTGAAAATGGTGCTAACGGACACGACGGCATTCAAGGTATTCAAGGTGTTGGGATTAAGAATATCGAACTCGCAAATAACTATGGACTAAGGATAACTCTAACTAATAATCAAGTTTTTGAAACGGCTTCGGTGAGAGGTGAACGAGGTGAGCGTGGTGAAAGAGGTGATAATGTTTCTGCTCCTACTTATAATGATACAGAGCTAAGAAATAAGATTACAGCTCTGGAAAGTGGTAAAGCAGATAAAACAGCTATCCCAACTCTACCAGCTGGTATTTTAACTGAGAGTAATTTGAACTCGAAAGCTCGAACATTATCTGGATTAGAAGTTACCCCTGGAAATGGCTCAGGTTCAGCAAGTCTTTTCTTAACCCACCCACAAGGTAAAAAGTATGAATTCTTCTCAGACGCAGTTGGAGCTTTTGGCGTTTGGAATAAAACCGAGAACCAGAATACTTTCCGTATTGATAGCAACAATACGACTTTCTATAAGAACTTGAATGTTAATAATCTACGAGTAGCTAATGTCCCAGACCCAACTCAGCCACAAGACGCAACTAATAAACGCTGGGTGGAAAGTCAGATTAGCAGAATACCAAGAGCAGATGTTAATAAAGAATATGTTGATAATAAATATCAAGGCTTGGCAGCTTCAGTTGACGCAAACACTAATGGTGTTCGAGATTTGAAAACAAAAGTTGACGCAAATACTAAGAAATTAGCAAATTTCAACTCAGATACGATTGCTTATTCGTTCGGTGTCGGTTGGGGTCAAAACATAAATGTGTTCAAGATTGGTCAAGTTGTATATTGGCATACAGTTTATGTCGGCAATCGTGGAACTGGCACAATGAGCGGAGTAATTCCAGAAAAATATCGCCCAGCATATGAAACATCACTCTCTGTTACACTAATCAATAATTACGCAAATGTTGGTAATGGCGTGTTTAAGCTCTTCCCAAATGGCGATGTTCAATACGCTGGAACGACTGGATATAATGAATATCACGGCTCTGGTGCGTATATATCTAACATATTATAAAAAAAGAAAGGAAAAATAAAATGGCAATATCAAAAATGATTTATGATGACCGAAGTGTTCCAATGTCTTGGCACGAGGTCGAAAGCTTCCAAATTGTTTTCGGACAAGAGGATGGACAAGCAAAAGGAACCGCTGCTGTGGCGAGCTATTCAAGCTCACTTCCACGACAGAAAGAGCTAAAAGCTAAGGCAGAGGGCAATGGTTCAGCTGATTTTAGCATTAGTCGTATCTCTGTGCCAGTAGTTATTTCTGGTGAAATGACACTTGCTAATGTTGAACGAACTTTACTCCAAACTGAGTATTTTCAAGGCGGAGAACGGCAAGTTTATAGTCCAGAAGCTGGTCGAGGAATTAAAGCAGAATAAAAAAACAAAAGCACCTTGAAAATAGGTGCTTTTTTTATGATATAATAGTAGTAGGCAACTCAATATAGAAACGAGGTGATTAAAATGAGAACAATATATATTGAACCGCCAGCACATTTGAACTCTTGTCCAGCTCGTAAAGTTTTACTTGAAAGGTCAATGCTAGTCGAAAAACATAAATTCGGAATTGGAAATTTCATTTTACAGAAAAATCAAAGATTTTTAGTCCGTGGCGTTAAAGCTGACAACAATGATGTTTGGTATGTCGCTAACAATGACGCAATTAGGTTTGCTCAAATTGAAGTTTTTAAAGAGCGTTGGAAGAAATGGGAACTACGGATTTGGACTTTTGATTAAAAGAGATGTTATATCTCTTTTTTTATTTATATGATATAATTGTAAAGGGGAAGTTTTTACTATCTTCGCAGTTTATTTTAAGACTTTTTATTGCTTTTCGCACTAACGAAAATTTTCATTTCATTTGGTTTTGAGTTAAACGCTCCTTTAATGTTAATTCGTTTTTCTTCCCCCTAGTGTTTGCAACGGTGGTCGAGTGGCTTAGACAAAGGTCTGCAAAACCTTTTACAGTGGTTCAATTCCACTCCGTTGCTCCAAATTAAAATTGTTATTTTGTTCATTTACTCAAAAAATCAGTCTTGAAATATAGACTGTTTTTTTGATATGAAGTATAATAGTAATAGAAAGGATTGTAATATTAAATAATAAAACAAACATAAAAATGGAACATATAACAATAGGTGAAATTAGTGGAATTGTGGCACTACTAGTGGGACTGATTGGCGGAATTGGCTCACTAATCAAACACTTTAAAAATGGTCTGAAAGAAATGCTCAAAGGGGAATTTCAAGGAGTAAATGAACAAATAGCTGAAGTCAAAAAAGATGTCGATGAAATCCGTGAGATTGGAAAAAACAATTCCAGAAATGGTAAACGCAATGAAATCTTACTAATGATAAATACTCAACCAGAAAAGATTGACGAAATTGAACGGTCATTCGAGGATTATAAAGCGTTAGGAGGTAATGGATACATAGATAATTTGATTGAGGCTTGGCGAGAAGAATACGAAAATAAAGTTATCAAAGATAGATTAAAGAAAGAAAGGAAGAAAAATGGATAAAGCGATTGAATGGTTTGCACAACGGCAAGGTAAAGTTAGCTACTCAATGATAAATAGGAATGGTCCCAACTCCTTTGATTGCAGTTCATCGGTATACTATTCTCTAATTTATGCTGGGATTTTACCACAAGGTTTCCGTATCGGAAATACTGAAACATTGTTTGTAGATTTACCGAAGTTCGGTTTTCAACGAATTGAGGCAGACGCAAACGGTTATATTCCAACCCAAAGAGGTGATATATTCCTCTGGGGTAAACAAGGACAGACAGCAGGTGCCAACGGGCACGTGGGCATTTACATCGATAGCGATAATATTATTCATTGTTCATACGGCTATAACGGCATTCATATTGATAACCACGACTGGCTAGCAGGTATTAACAATGTTCAGTATTTGACAATCTTTCGTTATACTGGTAAAGCACAACCAGCACCAGCACCAGCACCAGAAGCAATTGATGATGTAATCAATGTTGGTTCACACTTCAAGTTTAATCAAACATTTACGGTTGTTGAAACACATATCAATGACGGTCGCAAAGAAGTTCGGATAAATGAGCTATGTCCAGTTGGCTTCACTTGGGAAGAGAATGGTGTGCCAGCTGATTGGCTCGTAAAAGTTGATAATGAGGGTTATCGAATTGGTGGAGAAATCAATACTGGCGATAGCGTGAAAATCGAGGGAGCATTTGTCGCTCAAGAAGTTGTTCAAAATGATAATCTCTGGTTCGCAAAAGTTAACCGTGGTGGCGTAGATGTCTGGGTTGAATTAATTCCTACAACCGAAATCCCAGCTGGTGATTTTGGCACAAGAATTGAAAACCGACCAGCACCAGCACCAGCACCACAATCAGCACCAGCACCAGCACCACAATCAGTGCCAGCACCAGCACCACAATCAGTGCCAGCACCAGCACCACAAGCAGTGCCAGCACCAGCACCAGTTGAAGAACCTAAACCAGAAGTTAAAGAAGAACCTAAACCAGAAGTTAAAGAAGAACCTAAACCAGAAATAAAGGAGAAAAAAGTGGCGGAAACTAAACCAGAACTACCAAAAATTAACGAACGACCATTTACAAAGGAGGAATTGAAAGTGTTAGAAGACAGCAAACAAGAAGCAGTTAAAGCAATTGAAGCTTTAAATGAAGATGAACAATTCAATGAACTTAAAGAACTAATTCCGAAACCAGTTCGATTAGGAATTTACATCTTTGGTGATTTGCTACTCATTGGTTCAGCTGTGATTGCCTCATACGGTATCGGCTTTACTCAAGCTGGTATGACTGGTGGTATTGTTGGAGCATTGTCAGCTGGTGGAGCTGGTATCATTGCTATGGCAAAACTCACTAAGAAAAAATAATATTTTTCGCGTTATAAAATACCCTTAAATAAAAAGGGTATTTTTTATTGTTTTATTGTATATTTATTTTATAGTATGTAGTATAATATAAATAGAGAGATAGACATCTCTCAGAACAAAAAAGATTAAACCTTTACAAAAGGAGAGTAAAATAAATGGATACAACTAATATTGTTCCAGATACAAACGGAGTTGAACCAAGTGTAGTTCCAAATGCACAAGGCACAGCACCAGAAGTATCGACTGGCACGGAAAACCAGTTAAGCGACCAAGAGTTAGCGAAACTCCAGCAAGAGAACGCAGAGCTTGACAAGTATATCAATTCTAAGGGTGGAGCTGATAAAGTTTCAGACTTCATTTCAAAGATTGAAGAAAAGCGAAAATTGGTGGCTGAACACAAACAAGCAACTAAAGAAAATTCTTCATTCGTTTGGCAAGATAGAATTGAGAAAACAGACCAAGCTATTCAACAAGCGAACCCAGAGCAATTTGCTCAACAAACATCACAGCAAACATCTACCCCAGCATACCCACAAAGTATGGCTGATGAAATCAATCGAAACATTTTACGAGATGTAGCTGGTTCAAACTCATTCATTAAAAATGATATTGAGAACGGTGATATTTTGAAGCAAGCTGTAAATATGGGAATTACGATTGTTGAAAATGGGATTATTAACCGTGAGCGACTTTCACAATTTGCTCAAATGGTAAATTCACAAGCACAATTGAAAAATGGTGGAATGCCAACAAGCAACCCACAACCAACTGCCCCAGCACCGCAATATGACCGAGTGCCAGAGGGACAAATGACTATGGCTAATGCTATGGAAGTTGTGCGAATTACTAACAGTAATCCTAACAATCCACACCCAGATTACGCACGAGCAAAGCAAGTGCTTATGACTGGACGAGTTTCTTAGAATTTTACTCCTTTGTGGTTAGTATCTTTTTGGATAAAGCTATATTCAAAAATAATATAAAACTAAAAAGGAAATAAAATGGCTGTTAATAAATATAATTACACAAACGATATGAAGTCGAAAGTGATTGATATGGATACAATTCAACCACTTATCCGAGCTATCTACCAAGACCGTATTTTGGAAGACCCAACTCTTGACGAGAACTTCCTAGATACAACATTCTTCGATAACTCTGCTATCGACTTCGGAACATTCGACAAGAACATTGCTCTTGGACAAGTTTTGACTTTCTACAAACGACGAGATGTTAAACCACTTGACAATGTCGCAGTTGACAATCTTACTTACAAAACTGGTATCACTTGTGGTGGACAACTAGAACTAGCTTGTTCAATCCCTTGTGGTGGTGAAGCTCCAACATTTGAACCAGACGAGTTCCGCCTAAGCAAACGATATGCTGCTATGGCTCAACACTGTCTAGTGACTGAACGATTTATGACTGAAGTTGATTTTATGGAACAATTCCGAAAATCAGTTGAAGACCAAAAATTCGTTTACGCACTTGATGTTTGGAACAAACTTGTTGGCGACGGTATTGCTACAAAACAAGCAACAGTTGACCCACGATTGGTAAATGCTAAAGCTCCATTCGCTGGAAAATTGGCAAAACACTTCTGGGATTTGTCAACAATTGCTTCCGACCAACAGATTGCTGCTGTTAACGCTGCTTACCGATATATGACTTCGAACTTCAAAGGTTCATTTGAAGTATTCGGAACAACTGAATTGGCACAAAACATTGATATGGCTATTGCTCAATCTGGTTTCTTCAATTCAACTGGTAATGTATTAAGCGGTATCACACTTGGCTCAGTTTACCACGGTATGATTACACCAAAAGTGCTTCCAGCACAATTGTCTGGTGTTAAACTAAACATCATTCCTAGCGGACAAAACTTCTACAAAGAGGGCAAAAACTTCCACCCACTATATTCAGAAGACGACCAATCAATGTATGTAGTGATTGCTTCACGAGACGCATTTGCTCACCACACAATTGATGGTGGTATCTACAAGACTGGTGGAAACGACTGTGCCAATATGGTAGAGAAAATTACACAACTATGGTATGCTGGTATGAAAACAGTATTTCCAGAGAAAGTTCTTGTTATTAAATTAGCTGTTCCAGCATTTAGCTTAGATAGCTTTAACTTCTGCTGTGGCGAAAAAGCTGCTGCACCAGTAGCTGGTTAATAACTTTACAATAGCTTAACTTCTCTGATTGAGGGGTTAAGCTATTTTTATAGAAAAACTAAAATAAAATAAGAGGTAAAAATAATGCGACCTATTTCAGAAGACGGTATCAATCGTATTTATGAATACACAGGCAACCGTGTATTGGAAGATTGCCCAGTAGAATGCCCAGCTCAACCAGCTGATGTTTATATTCCAGTTTCAAAAGCAGACTGTGAAAAAACACAACCAGTTGTAATTCCACACGTAAGTGTTAAAACATTGAGCGAAGCACGAGCATTCCCTAACCACTATGTATTTGTTGAAGAAACTCAACAATGGGTACATATTGATAGCTACGGAAATACAGCAACGCTTTCAAGTGGAAACCTATTCAAAAATAATTTTGACCCAAGCAAATATGAAGCCGTATACAAGAGCTTGGTAGTATATGACTTTGCGAAACAAAAAGGTTATGTATTTAATCCAGCTGGTCAATACGCAACATTTGGTCTATTAGTTCAAAGTGAATTGGGGGCTTAATTATGGGAATAAATCCAAATTGTATGAAATGCCGACCACGAGCATATAAAGTAGAAGAGTGTGAATGCAAAAAACCTTGCAACTGCAACAAACCTTGCCAGTGCAAAAAAGCTTGTAGCTGTAAAGTAGAAAGCAATGGTGTTCAAGCTCACGGCTACTGTCCAACTTATCAAATGGCTAGCGTTCCAGTATTAACTGCTGAAACAATCGTTGACTTTGACCCAGATAATACTTGTGTCAAATATGTTAACACACTAGTCGTTGACCCTAAAAATGGGCGAACATTCTTCTTTGATGTGTTCGGTATTATGACCGAGATTAAAACAGACAAACAAGCAAAAGACTTAATCAGAAAGTTAAAAGAAGAAAAACAAAACGCAATCAAAAATCACAACCCAGAAGCTGATTACAAAGAGGGTGATATTGTCGTTCACGACGGTAAACTATATCAAGCTCTTCAAGACATTAAGGGTGAATTTAATACTGCTAACTGGCGTGTGCTAGACGGAACAACTGGTGCTTTGCCACAGTTTGAAACAATAACTGAGCCAAAGACAACCTTTGCTCCAAACAAGATTTTGATTACACCAACTGGTGATGTTTCATTCTCAACGCTTGACGGTGAAGTCAAACCAATCAAACAAAAAGAAGAAATTGCAAAAACTAAAACAGATATTGAAACAAATCGCTTTAAAGAATTGGTATCGTTCAACGGTGCTGCTAATGGTAAAAATACTTTTGAAAGTATTATCTCGCTCGAAAGTGAGGGAGCTACATCAACTGTTTATGCTAAAATCTCATTGACAGTTTCAGACAACGACTTTGCTATCGACAACAACAGTCAACTCGTTGAATTGGCTGGCACAGTTCTAGCAGACTTCCAGTTCTTTATCTATCGAGAGGGAACTAAAATCTCACTTGTGGTATCTTCACGCAACCAGCACGAAGTCAAGTCGAATATCACAAATATCCATACAGACTTAAGTGTTCTTAAACCAAAGAAAGAGGCTCAAACTCTTGAAACTGGTATTAAGAAACCAGTCGCTTTAACAATTGAATAATGGAGAAATTAAATGGCAAATTGTAGTGAATGCTCAAACAATAATAACGCATTGAATTATAACCGTGGCTGTAATTGTGGTTGTAGCGAAAGCACAGCTAAACCAGCTCGAGGTTATCTTGCGAACTGTGATTGTAATTTTACAATCGCTGAACTTCAAAATAAAAAAGGAAGCTACATCTTTAATATCGACGGCTGTTCAGCTAAACTTGATATTAAAGACGGTGTTAAACAATGGGAAACATTAACTAATCTTACATCAGACGGTCAAGGAAATGTGACATATGTAAATGAACACGGTGAAACTCAAAAGGTTCACATTAAACAACTTCTTCCATATGGTCGTCTTGAAGACCTTGGTAATGTCGGCAACACCAGTGGTGCTGATACTCAAGAACTTAAAGAGGGTTGTGCTTTCTTGTTTAAACAAAGGGGTGAAGATTTCTGGAAAGGTTGGAAAACTCAAGAACAAATTCTTCAACCAAACGAAACTGCTAAAGGTGTAATGGTCTTTACCGAAAACGGTTGTCCACGATACCTACCAGCTCCAGAAAATGGACTAGCAACATTGACCGCACGGGACGGTGTTGTGAAATGGGATACTATCGAGCTACCAGCTGGTGCTAATAAAGATAAATTCCACCCAGCTTGGGGTAATATCAATGAAACTCACGCCAAACAAGAAAACGGCAAATGGGTTCCAGACCGACAAAACGGTATCTTTACACACAATCCACAAGTTGATGAATGTAATGATATCATCGTGGCGTAGGAGGTTTAATTTATGGCAAGAATTGAAGCTTATTCACGAACAGCCTTAAATGATGACATTACTATGCGAACTGAAGTCAACGGAGAGTATACAACACTCTTCGTTGATAACGGTTTTTATACGATAATGGACGGCAACAAAATTAAGGTTGGCGACGGACATTTTAATCTTCGTGTTAAAGTTCATACTGAAGTTCAAGCAGATAACTCAATTAAATATGTAATCTCTGACCCAGTATGGAGCAACTACCAATATAACGCAGTTGGAAATTATGACACACCTTTCGTTCTTCACATCTGGTCAATTGACACTAACGGTGGATTGACAAAGGTATGGGATATCAGCTTTGGTGCGAGAACTTCATTTACTCGAACCGTAGCACAAGGACACACATTCTATAAAGAGGGTGTGATTGCTCCGAACGGCGATTTGAATGCCCAAGTTGGTTTCGAATTGCTCCGCTACTACAACGACGGTAAAATTCTCGACGACGATATTTATGGTGGTATTAAGATTGTCAACGACCTACCACCAAGTGTGCGACCAAAAGCGGTTTACGATTGTGGAAGTAAAACTTTTAAAACTACAAACCGAGATGACGGCACAATCCGTATCTACAACTGTGTAGGCGGAAACTTCGATAAAGAAATCCGCACAATCAATCAAGGTAAAGCCCCAGTAAATATGGGAGCAGGAACATTCAGTTGCGGAACAGATGAATATAAAAACCAATACCAAGTAGGAGAAAGATAATGTATCCAGCAGAAATACCAGAATATAACGGTTCATTGAGTGCTAATAACGCTTATCTACTCGTTCTTGAACCAGAATACGATAGCACAGGTTGTGAAAGTTGGACAACTCGCAAGCTCTCAATGAGCGATATGACACTAGCCGACAAAAACAATGTTGCTACACTCGATAAGGTTGGAACAAACTTTGCTGTCCCTACTGGTGGCGTAGTTGGTGCTTATGTCAATCATAACGGCGTGCCAGAACTTGCAAGCAAGGACGGACACGAAGCACAGTTCCTAATCATTGGAACAAACTTCATCGACAATCAAAGTTATATGATTGCGACAGCTGGGGTCGTTCGACTTCCAGATGACCGCCACGAGTATCTTGTGGGACGCACATATTACCTAGGTTCAAATGGTGTTCCAACAACCGAACAAACAAAACAAAAACTATTTAGCGTCCTAGATAAGCAACGCATAATTGTATATTAAACAAAAGGAATAAACGGTAAAATATGAATTGTAAAAACAGAATTGGTGAGGCGACTGAAACGACTACGGTTGAAAGTTCGCTAATGCAATTTTCACCAAAAGAGATAATTGTTCAAAAGGTCGAATATTTCAATATACCAGTTCTGTTTCCGTTTATCGACGGAAATGGAATTTTATGTTATAAGCCTATCTTTCTTAAACCACGCAAGCGAGCAATCGACAAGTGGTATAAGATTTATATTAAAAAGATTTTACAACCAATCTTCTTTGACACATCTGGTGTAGTAAAGAAAGAAAGTGTTGGGCTATACTATAACGAACGCAGAAATCAGTATAGGCTTATGACGACGAAATTCTATGAATACATTTTTGGCAAGAATTTCAGATTAGACGGTGTGGGGAATGTTCGCAACGAACGACACATAGTTGGCAAGAATTATAAGAAAGCAAAGAGGAGTGTATATGGCACAGATAACTGTTAGAGAATTTATTGATGAAGTGCGAGATGACATCGGTGATGACACGCACACTTATCCTACAAAATTGATTATTAGTTGGCTCAACACTGCACTTCGAGAACTTGCTAGCCAGCTAAACCATTTCTCACCATTTAATCTGGAAGATAGTATTGAACTTGCTGACTTCACCGAAAGTGGACAGCGAGCGACCCAGTGGCGACTAGATGATGATAGTGTTGGTGATATTCTTCGCCTCCGAGAAATCTACCTAACCTCAGATGAAACTTGTGAAGAATGCTCATTGCCTTTGACCTATCTTAATAATCAGTTCTTTAAAGCGATTGTTCATAAGCCTTGCTCACCTTGTGAAGACTGTATTTGTATGTGCGATAACGCTTTCACAATCACTAAGAATTTGAGCGGAACATTTCTTAAAACGCAGAAACCTTTGCCAAGCGGAACGATTGCTCACATCACTTATGAGTTCATTCCAAAACGCTATAAGTTGGAGAATGTCGATGAAGTGCTACCAATCAATCTGATTTTAATGAACTTGCTACTCAAACTTGTCCGAGTAAATTATCACCGCTATAATGTTGATGATACACGAGCCGTAGCTGAATACGAAAATATTGATAAAGAAATCTACGAGCTTAAAAACAACTTGGCACAAGACCATAGCGACTTCACTATTAAAAGGAGCTGGTAATGGCACGAAAAGGTTCAAACACAAAAGAACGCTGGTATCGAAATTATCCACATATCTACGCTCGCACCAATTCTTGGCAATCAAGGCGTGGTCGGCGTGTTAAAGAAACTTCACAATTCGTGGAGTTTCGTGGATTAAGCACAGTTGCTTCCGACTTTCAATCAGCTCGAACTACTAGCCCATATATGGCTAACTGGCGATTTGCTAATGAGAAATACAATGAGCAAGGGGCAAGTCTGGTATCACGAGCTGGCACGAAGTTCCTTAACGATTATGGAACAGTCTTTACTGATATTAAACCAGAACAAATTGAGGGCGATTTACAGCTCGACATCAATACCCAAGTTCGCTTTAAAGCTCATTCAGATAAGCTAATTGTCGGTGGAAGTGTGCAACTTCGCAGCCGTAATAGTGCGACTGGAACACTACTTATTCATTATTATCAAGGTGAAGATGTCAAACCTAAAAGCACAGCATTTATTGACCTAGCTAAGGTCGGCTATGAATATGCTAATTATTCCTATCGTTTGATTGGTGGAGTAAAAGGTGATTATCGAGTTCGCTTTGAAGTGATTGATGAATTTGATGAAGAATATTATGTCCCAGTATCTCGACCAATTGAGATTGGAGCAAAAGGTTTCGCTGGTGAGAAAGCAATTACGGTAATTCCACGGCTCAATGAGGCACTCAAAGAAAGCAAACTTAACTGGCAGAATACTTCACTTATTCCAGTTGTTGGCACAATGACTAATGATTGGAAATTCTTTGGTGATTTAATCGAAGTGATTGTAAAAGATGTTCCATATCTAATCTTTGTAGCAGATAACGGAGCAACTAAAAAGATTGGTCGCTTTAACCTTAAAAACAATGACATTGACTTTCTAGACGGTGGTGTAATTCCACAAGAAGCAAAAGTATTTTCTGGTGTATTAGCTGACGGAAGAATTTTATATGTTGACGGCGTATCAAGATTAAAATATATCAATGTGCGAGATTGGACAATTCATACCGCTAATCCAGAAGTTGATGAAAATCTCAAAGCCCCAGAGGGTGCTAAATACATTGAGCTAATCAACAACCGTATCTATCTAGCGAACTTTCCAGATAGTCCGAACCTTGTTTGTGTATCAATGATTAACCGAACTGGTGCGAAATATATGGACTTTCACGATAGGTTCTATTCACCAAATATCGCAACCTACGATAGCCGAACGACACCAATCACTGGTATTATCAAATATACTGAAAACTCTGTAGCAATCTGGCGTGAAGACGGTATGAGTATTTTCACTTCACCATTAGGCTTTGAGTTTAGTGGCACAAAGAGTGGCAACTCTTCAAACCAACAAGACACATTTAGTAATGCGATTGGTGTGGCTAAACGAACCGATATGGTAATGTATAACGGTAGCGTATATTTCTTCAACAAGTCTGAGGGATTTAGGCGATTTTCTGGTGCGGACGCAACTGCTAACTCAAACCTAATTGATAATTTGATTAGAGATATTCCAGAAAAATCACATCGTTATATGTATGCTCATAACCAAAGAATACATCTTCAAGTTAATGATTATCAATTGATTTTTGATATTTCTGGCACACATACGACATCACCTTGGATTATGGATACTCAACGCTATATCTATCGTGTTTATACGGAACAGAAATCTGACCGTTTATGGGCTTCACATAGTCAATATCTTTGTTTTATGGAACTCAATGAGGGTTCAGCAACTGGCGACTTTGATTGTGTAATTCCTTGTGAATATCAGACACAATACGTTCATTCACCAGATACAACTGGTTTAATGATTGTTCATAAGATTATGGCTCATTTCTCAAAGATGAGTTCAACTACTTGGCGAGTTGGTTTTGACCAAAATCATAACGACAATCCAAGTGTTTGGACTAAAACAATCTTTAAACAAAAAGATAATCCAGATAATGACACTGACTTATTCTATAATGAGAATAACAGTGGTTCAACAATGGTGAATATTGGTTTGCATGCAAGGTGTTATGTTGGACAACTAAGAATTAAGGGCTATGCTTATAAAGACCATATTGGTTTGAATGGGCTAGCAATGGAAACCCAGAATGTGGAGGCTGACTAATGTTTAATCAAAACGCTTTCGGCTCAACTAAACAACAGACTATTTACCGAATGAATAGTCTGTTTAGTAATGTTGAACAAGAAAAATATAGCAAATCGTTTTTATCGACTGACGGTAGTAAAGCTATTGTAATTGGCTTACAGCCAGACGGTCAACAGTTTGGAATGGGAATGTATGAGCTGGACGGTGATTTATATAAATTAGTATCTAGCACGGTTGACGGTGTAGTTGCTCCGCCAGTTAATCCATTTAAAGGGGACGACTATATCAAGATTGATAATGAAAAGGGTAAAATCGTGCTACAAGATACAGTGCGAATTGAAGCCTTAAAGAGTTGTTATCCAGTTGGTTCAATCTATATGAACGAGAACGATAGCCGTAGCCCAGCAATACTAATGAACTGGAATGATAGCACTTGGGAGAAAATTGAGAATGCTCAAATCGTTTCCAAAACTGATACAGACCCCACTTATCAAACTGTTTTTATGTGGAAACGGCTAAGCTAAAATGTTATAATATAAATAGGAAAATAAAAAGATGAATGACAGCATACGAGATTTAATTAACAATGTTGAGAAAGAGCAAGGGATTGCTCGTGATAATCAAATCAATCAGCTCAACCAACAACGCAATATTGCTCACGACCAAATGGCAGTCACAGCAAACGCAGGTGGTTTGTTATTTTCAAACCTACCAAGCACTGGGCAAATCAAATATGACGCTCAGACTTATATGCCAAATGTGGCTAAAGCTAACCAAACATATCTCACGACTATGGACAAGATTATTGGTAAAGGACAGCAATATAAACAAACCTTTGATAAACTTAATGAGGCTATTATGGAAGCTAATAGCGACTTAAAGAAGTAGGTAATATGGAAGAGAAAATATTAGGAAGTCAAGAAATCAACGCTACACCAGCACCAGCTACTGGAACAGCACCAGCACCAGCTGAAGCACCAAAGATTGGTGGTATTCAAACTACACCAATGCCAACAGCTGGGGTAGATATGAACTTTTACGCTAATAGCAATCCAGCTAATAGGATTTTTGCTGGACAATCAACGGGAGCTGAAGCGGCTGACCCTTGGAATAAAGCTAGTGATACAATTTCACAAATCTCCAACAATAGCTTAAACGATATTCAGAAAAATCATATTGATACGATTGGGACTGAACGAGGTGGGCAGCAAAGCACTAATGTAGCTGGGATAGGGGACACTTATATGACTGGTAGGTATTCTTCACCAGCTGTAGCTAACTTAGTATCAGCGTTTCGAACCACTGCTGCTCAGAATGCTTTAAGTTCAGAGCTAGAAAATGAAAAGCAACGGCTGACTAAAGAAGCTCAAAAAGCTTATAAGGAACGACAGAAACGAGATAGAGCCAGAGCTGAAGCTGCCGCTCGCCAAGCTGCTGCAGCACAGCAAGCTGCCGCTCAACAAGAAATGGCTCGTAAAATGGGTGGTATGGGTAATGTTCAAGGTGAAGCAACTACACCAGCTGGACAATCTGCAAGGTATGAAAACATAGATGGAAATCCAAATGATGTTGCTAGCCTGTTAAGCAAAGGCTGGGTAAGATTAAATACGCAAACTGGTAAATATGAAAATGTCGCTCCGTTCCAACCTGGCAAAGACTATGCTAGTATTCTAAATCAAAGGTTAGGTATAGGTGCTAATGTAAATAATAGACCAGCTGGAACAGCTTTTATCAATGATTATGCTAACGCTCGTGGAAAAGCTAGCAATGATAGAGAGGCTGCTGGTGGCGGTAGCGGTGGCGGTTGGTAGAAACCAGCTTAATATTATTTTTTAATAGAAAGGTTTAATAATAATGGCATATGTAGGACCAGATGGTAAATTAGTCTTGACCAATAATGAAACCCCAGAAGAGGCTAATAAGGTTATTGGTGAATATAATCAAAATAATGGCACAAGCTTCGGTTGGGCAAAACCAGCTGAGGGCGAAACAAATTTAACTAGCACAGGTGCAAAAGTTCGAGACGCTGATGTTGTTCAAAACGCTGACGGTTCTTATGGTATCGGTCAAGAATATAACAAAGGTTATGTAGCACTTGGACGCGACCCAGAGTTAGCAAAGACTGAGGGTCCAAGATTTGATGTTGGTAAGGACGGAAAAATCAATGTTTTTGGAACAGATAACTTTATTAAAAGTGATAGCTTTAAACAGTTTAAAAATTATATCGACAATAATGTCGCTGGTAAAGTTGATTTCGCTCCACAGAATGTTGATAAGTTGCGAGAGATGTTCAACGCCACAACAAAGAATTATGAGCAAGAAGCTCAGCAAAATATAGCAATTCAAAAGGAAGTTGACCGTTTGAATAAAGCAAATAATTTAGACTTGAACGTTGATAAATATAAAGATAGTTTAAACTTTGCTAACAAGCTTAAAGATGAAAATGTTAAAGATGATGATGAAATTGAGCTTGGAAATATTAAGCGAAAGAAATCAGAATGGAAAAACATCTTTAAAAAAGAGAATGTTGGAAACGATGATGAGTGGCTTCGTATTCAAAGAGAGTTTGGCGACGGTCGTTTCAACGGAGCAATCACTACCAATAAATTAGCTAACTTCCGTGGTGGCTCAACTACAGCTGAAGACAAACCAACTGGTGAAGCTTTACAACAAATGCAAAATATCAACAAGGCTTTGTTAGCTCTTCCACAAGATATTCAAAATAAATTCACTTATCGTGGTAAAGCTGATGACGGAACGGTTTTAATTACTGGTTTCCAAGACGGTATCCAAAATGATGAAAAGCAAAAGATACTCGATATGATTAACGAGAAGATTAAAGCTAATGGTGGTGGAAGTGATGACCTTGTAAGGTTTAACGATAAACAATCTCGTGGTGAGAACCTCGCTTATCTTTCAGCAGCAAAGAATGGATTAGCTGAAAATGGTATCTGGAATGAGGGTGGTTTTTTTACTTATCTTAATAGTGCCGAAAGAAATTTTGCTGACGGACTAACTAAAATGGGTATTACCGCTCAAGCAACTACTGGTCTATTTAGTCCAAAATGGATGCCGAAAGAAGTTAAACAGTATAATGTTTTCTCAGCTTTAGAAAATATGGACAACAATGGTTATCAAGGTTTTAAAGACTTTAATGATAACTTCCACGCTGGAAAGATTGACCTTTATAATACATTGAATGGTTTGAGCGGTTTTGCTGGTGGTATCGCTGGTGCGACTGGTGATATAATAGCTCTAAAAGGTATTGGAACAGGACTACAAGCTGGTGGACAAGCATTACAAGGTGCTAAAGTAGCAGCTAATGTCAGCAAGATTATGAATGTTGCTGATAAACTAGAAAAGACTGGAGCGAGTGCAAAACTAGTCAATGGTGTTGCAAACCTTGGTGTTAAAGCACTTGGAGCAACAAAAACTGTTGGTAAAGGATTAGAATTTACTGGTAGTGTAATAACTGGAACAAATAAGATTAAAGATATTGGCACATTTAGTGAACGAGCTGGTAAAGCTATTGACGCAACTAAAAGTGCAGTCGGTGCAGAAAATGTTGCCAAGGCAGCAAGCGTTGCTGGTAAAGCAAAAGAGTTTGGTAAAACTCCTTTAGGACAACTTACTAAAATACCGCTCCATATTGCTGAAGATATGGCAACTGAAATTCCACGAGCAAATATTATCAACAAATTACACGAGGTTCAAACTGGCAAAAAAGATGACGACTACTCATACTTTGCTAGCGATGTTAATAAATACGCTAAGCAAATGGAAGACGCAGTCACTTTCAGTAATAAAAACCTTGCTGAAGATATTATCGGTTTAGGAAACCTTATGCCAGTTCTTCGTGGATTAGGTAAAGCTGCTAAAGCAACCAAAGGTTGGGAAAAAGCAAGCGATATGACACGCCAAGCCTACAACAAGGTTAAGTTGGGAATTGATGAAACTAAGTGGAAAGAAAAGTTTGATGTCAAGGCTCGTGGCACAGCTGTTCGAAATGCCGATATGGCTATGACCAAGGTTCTATCTGATGGATTGAAAGAGGGTGATGAACTTCATACTATGGCTCAGAGAGCTCAGCTGGATAGTAATGACCTCCGTGGTGCAGCAATAAATGACTTAGAGCAAGCTTTCAAAAAGAACAATGTAGTTAATCCACTTGAAAACTTTGATAGCTTAGCCAAGAAAGCTGGATATAATATTCTAACTGGTAAGGATATGGAAATCAAAGACCTTAATGGTAAGAAGATTGGGGTTAAACTTCTTGATAATAATGCTATTGAAGAGCTTGGTAAAATCTCTGAATACAAACAGTTGAAAGGTCAGATTGAAAACAAAGCTAAGAATGGTGAAAAAGCTTCAACTTCTGAAATGAATAAGTTCCACGACCTCCAAGATAGCGTTAACTCAATCAAGAATTATGAAGCTAAAGCTGAACTTGTTGATACATTCCACGAAGCTTTTCGTGGTGCAACTAAAGCGTTCGAAGATTTAGGTATCCGACCAAAAGGTTTCTTGGACACAATTGACGCCAATGGAAACTTTAAAGGATATATGTCTAAAGGCTACATTGACTTAGATACTGGTAAATACATTGATAATAATAAGACTTCATTAAGCACTGGTAAGATGAACCACAACGCTAGAGGTGGTGAACCAACTGACACAAATCTAGTTAAGCTTGACCCAGCTTCAGCTTATATGCAATTACTTAACTCAGCAGTTCGACATATGGAGCTTGATAGGGTTCGAGCAGTATCTGACTTGCTCAATGATATGAACACTGTTGGGGTTAAGAACATTGATGTTGCAAATGAGAAATACAACCCACTAAGACCAAACGCAACTTATCGTGAAATCAATCCAGATAAAGCTGGTAAATATCGTGATAACAATGTGTCAGCCAAGTTAGATGATGAAGATATTAGTAATGTCCGACACGATGTTGACCTTGCAACTAAAGAATATAATATGCAAGACCCAGCCAATATTATGGCGACAATGACCCTTGCTCAAGATTTATTTGCGAATAAATATGTCAATCGTCGAATGGAACAAGGTTTCTCTGCTAAAACGGCATATGACGAAATGGCAAATAACCCAGACCTTATCGACCAAATGGCAAGTGAAACACTTCGCAGTATCTCAGTAAAGAATGCTCCAGCTGAAGCAGTAAAACTTGCTGACGATATGAACAAGATGTTTGATGTCGAAATGCCAAAACATATGAACGCTGTTCAAAACCAGTATGTTGAAGCAATGAACGAAGCGAATAGAACTGGTGATAAAGCTGATATGAAGAAAGCTCTTAACCTTAAAGATAGGATTGAGAACTTCAAGACTGAAGAGCTTATCAAGAAAGGTCGAGTTGATATACGCAATCAAGGTGTGATGACACGCAATGTTCGTGAATATGCTAAGCTTGATACGGCAGTTAATGACTTAAGTGATAGCTTAAATAAGGTTAATGACTTACAAACTGATACCATTAAAGAACTAGATAGCTTTGACGAAATCACTAATGTTCGATTAGGTGTCGCACGAGATATTGGCGAAGTATTACGAAGTGGTGAGCTAACTGCTAAAGATAACCTTAAGGTAATAAAACAGTTGTCAGAAACAATCTTTGACGGTAAACTTCCAGAAACTGTTAAAAATATGTTCAATGATAGCAACGAGCTTAAAGCTGGTATGGAACATATTGCTCAACATATCTTAATTGATGAAACTCGTAAGACACTTGAATTACGACATAAACAATTAGTCAATCTAGCCGAAAGCAACAAAGCAGTCATTGAGAAAACACAAAAAGAACTTGACAGCGCTACTGCTAAGCGTGATAAAAAACTCGAAGCGGTTAAGAAATCAATCGAGGCGAAAGGTGTTAAAGCTGATGACTACAAGACACAGTTAGAGAATATCGACAAGTCGATTGAGAAATTCCAAACTGAGCTAGAACAGAATATTGGTAAGTGGAGTAGTGAAGATTTAATTGCTCACCAGAATGAGATTGAACAGCTCTATAGCCACCGAAACGATGTGCTAAAAGAAGCACGCAAAGATATTCAAAAGACTAAGAGTAAAGTTCGTGAATTTGGGGATACGATTATCAATGCTCGTAAAGACCCAGAAACAATGGAGAACCTTAAAAAGACAATTCAGAGTGAAACGAAAGACCGTGCTGAGTTTTATAATCTATTAGGTGATGAAGAAGCCAATAAGCACGAAGAAGTTCGTCAAGCTCGACAGGATATTGAGGGTGAAACCTTTAATGATGATATTGATAAGGTGCGAGCTGGTAATAGTGAATATACAACTGATGACCCAGCAACTAAAGCAGTTCTTCAGAAATATCTCAATGAGAAATATAATAAGAAAGAGCTAGAGGGCTTTAAGAAATATGCTTGGGGTGTTGCTGACGCTGTATCTGGTATGTTCCGATTTAATACTACTTCCGCCCCATTGATTGCTGGTGCAAGAAACCTTGCACGAGATACAATTCAATCAGCAGTTATGACTGGCGGTCGAAGCTTTGGTGCGTTCGATAATATAATGACTGGTATTCGGGGACACGGTATCCGTGGTGAAAAATTCAATGCTCAAATCTTAAAGAACGCTGATTTAACAACCAATCTGCTTATGAAAGAATTTGGCATTGATTATGAGACCGCTCGAAGAGATGCCTTACACCTAGGAAGTATCGCTGATGATACATTCTTCCACCAGTTTGGTTCTCACAGTGGTTTTATGAATAATAAAACAGTTGAGAAATTAACTAATGGTAAAGCTAAACGAGCTTTCAACTTTGGTTATGAATGGATAACTAAACCTAATGATAGCTTTGAAAAAATGTCCCGTTTGTCGAACATTTCAGCTGGGCTAAATGAAGCAATCGACAAAGGTTTAGATATAAATGCCGCTATGGCTAAAGCAGAGTTCGTTGGACGAAATGCAACAACTGACTTCCGTGCTGTAAATTATAACTTCCGTTCTATTAGTCGTGGTACTTCATACCTTAATGCTACATTCTCTGGCTCAAGGTCAACAAGGTTGATGATACAACAAGACCCATTAGGTTATGCTTCAAAGATTATGATGTATGCAGTTGCTCCAGCATTGACTATTTTGAACAATAACCTTAAGGACGAGAACCGAGATATTTATAATAATATCCCAGACTATGTTAAAGAGAGCAATATCATCTTTATATTAGGTGATAAAAATGTAGTATTCTTACCACTTCCACAAGAATTACAAGGTTTGTTTGGAACAATCGAAGGTATCGCCAGTGGTCGCTATAAGAACTCACAAGATTATCTAGGTGGATTACTCAAAGCGGCTACACCATTTACAACGATTGATTTTTCACCAGTAATGGATATGCGGTTTGACCAAAATGACCCATTTAGCGAAATTCTTCGAACAGCTGGTCGAATTAGCTCATCGGTTGTGCCAGATGTTGGTAAGGTTGGATACGAGCTTGCGACTGGTAAAAGTCTTTACTTCGGTAGCGATACATATCAAGGTATCGGTAAAGTGCTTGAAAAGAAACTTGGTATCGACGGTAAAACCAAAGACGGCAATCTCACTAGCCGACGATTATATTCAGCTGGTAAAGGATTGTTTGGAACAAACTTCGATGTTTTGCTCAACTTCCTAAGTGGAATTGTTGACCCTAATGCTGCACCAGAAGATAAAGGTGGTTATTCACTTGGACAACAGTTTAAACGAACCTTTGCTCGTGATGTTGGTGCGGACGGTGAAAAGGGTGCGAAATATGACTATGTCAACTCAATGTTCCGTGATACAATTAACGACCTTGAAAAGCGTAAAGAGAAAGTGCTTGAACAGTTGGAACAGAAAGATAAAGAAATCCGAGAGGCTAAAAAGAAAGGTCTTGGTGATGAAGCAATCAATGAGCTAACTAAAGAACGACAAGAAATCTCAGATAAGTTTGGTTCAGAAATTGAAAGTCAGCTACGCAACTATATGAACCAATTTGCTGGTAATAAATACTTCGTTTGGGATAACAAGAAAGAGAAGCAGATTATCAATCTGATGTTGCCTAAAAATCAAGCTTTACTTGATAGCGATGAAGATTTGGACGAAGCTGAAAAGACTGCTTACTACTCAGCACGAGATAAAGCAGTTAAAAGGTATCTTGGTATGAACTTACCAGAAAAACCGTCAGCAGATTTCTTATATGATAATGCTAAGAATGAGCTTCAAGGTTCATACTATAAGATGTTAGGTCAAATTAAGGACATTAAAAAGCAGAAGATTGAGGGTTCAAATCAAACACTCAAACAGAAGTTCCAAGAGTATCAGAATAAAATTCAAGAGATTTATAATCGTAAATCAAAACTTGGTAAAGCGGATTATGCTGAAATTGATAAGCTTAAAAAGGAATATATGGAGAACTATTTCTCACCAGTGGTAATGGGATTAACTGAAGAATATACTCCTTACCTTGTGCTTAATAACAAACAGGTTATCCGAGAACTAGGTGATATTACAATGGTTCCGAATGACTGGCAGAAAGATAACAAGGGTAAACAAGCTTATGGAAATAAGCGACTAGATGAAACAGCTGGTTATGCTCAATCATACATTCAACATCTTACTGGCACAGATAAAGATACACGAAAACTTCAAAGCTTCGGTTCAGACTACACAACTATGCGAGCGATTGACCGAATGGAAAAAATGAAGAACGACGGTGATATATCTGGTGCAAGAGCATTAAAGAAACGATTTGATGTTCAAGTCGGAAATGGAATGCTACTACTTGATAAGGAACAAGCTGAACGATTGAGAAACCTAAAAATCTAACAAATAAAAAAGCAGCCCAATTAAGGGTTGCTTTTTTAAAACAGATAAATAGATGATTTTTTGAGTTGTGTAATGAACCAATCACTACACAAAAGGGGGGAACACCTATGCCAAGGACAAGTATAAGACAAGCTTAACAACAAAAACAATAATAAACATAACCATAACTATACTGTGAATTAAGTCCAGCGTGTTCAATAAGTAAAGAGATAGAACGAATGAAATAAATGAAAACCCTTTACTTCCCCCTTTAGTGTAGTGATTTTAAAGTTCTATTTACAACTGACTAGAAAGGAATATCGCTCAAGTCTACTTCTTCACCCGATACTTCAGTGGTATCTGGCATACTTGGCTCTTTGTCCAAATATTCTTGAAGTTTTTCTTTTTCCTTACCGTCATTGATAGCATTCACAACTGATTTAGCTACTTCATTAAGATAGTATTGAATGTTGTGAGCTGGGTCAACAAGTGCTTTATCTTTACCAGTTTCATCAATATTACGCACTGGTGTGAATACTGGTTTAAAGAATACTGATGAGCCAGCTGTGGCTTTTTCTTCGCCAGCAATTTTCCAGACATTCTCGTTAATTGGATAACCAGCATATGGTTTGTTTTGGAAGAGAATATCTCGGACAACACCAGCTGATGTTCCTTTAGTTAAGATACTTTCAATTTGATTTGTTTCATAATTCCAGATATACAAGCGGATACCCATTTTAGCATTTGGTAATTCTTCCAAGGCTCGCTTGATTGTAGTATTTTCAGCAACTACACCGTTTCGGTTTCGAACTGTAATTGGCGTATTAACTGTTTCTTTCCAATTACCTACATAATTTACTTCGGTTGAGAAATAATCTAAATAATTGATATTTCGACCTTGCTTTTCAGTATTTGTTCCAGTGATATGGAATGAAATACCAAGGACTGCGAACTCAAAAGGTTTAGTTGTTAGTTCAACTTGTTTTTCTTTGTCGTAGTAAACCATTCGGTCAGCAAAGCTTGCTTCCTTGCCACCCAAAACAGCTCCTGCTTTCCATTTGTAGTTGCGTTGACTTGGGTTTGTTAATCTTTCTGTCATTTGAAATAGTGCCATAATATAATTCTCCTTTGGCTTTAATTTTATTGACTTTCTACATCAAAGAATAACTGGTTATAATTAATTATTATTGTTGTTGTTCTTCAATGTTAATCTCATTATAGCACACCTCGTTCAAAAAGTCAATAGTTTAATGGAAGATTATACGAGTTTCTTCTTTAAACTTAGTTTCTGAAAGAGGTTCAAGGTGTTGTTCCAAGCACCAATCATAGTATAAATCATAATCATTAAAGAGTTCCAAAACATAATCTCGCACAGTTGTTGATACCGTGAGCGTGCGAACGATTTTGGTTTTTCGTTTAATTCCATTGTCTGGTTTGACAGCATAGCCGTTATAGATTTTGCCATTACGCTTAATGGATAATCGTTTAGTATTTAAAAAAGTCCACTCGTGTTCACGGCAAAAGTCGACGACATCTTTATGACTTATGATAGTGCTGTCGCCCCCAGTCAGATATAACCAAATATCAATCGTTGTCCAATACTCAGTATCCTTATAATGGCGAATTTCATCAAGTTTAAGATTGTGAGATATATCTACTACTTCTTTATTGTTCATCGATAATCATCACCTCCGCTCGAACTTCTTTTTTAGACTTGGCAAGTTCACCCTCAGCATAAGCAATTGAACACCATTGCCAGCTGTCGTCTTTAATAATACCAGCTTTTTGTAAACAGTCTTCAATACCTTGAAGCATATTTGAACAGTCGATACGGCGATTGTCTTCCATATAAAATCGATAACCGATTGATACTTTACCCTCAAACTTTAAGTCTCCGTAGTTCGCAACCAGATAGTCTGTGAGCCATTTCTTGAACTTGCGAATTTCTGGTTTATCAATAACCTTTTTACCGTCCTTTGAACACATCTTACCATTCTTAATACCAAGCATTTTGCCTGGTATATTTATAACTGTGTATTCATTTCGTTCAATCATCCTCTCTCCAATCTTTTAAAAATGTAGTCCAAGTGCGATAGATATATGAGTAGTTCGTGCCTTTTATCACAACTCCAATTCCATAATTACAATTATGGTAAAAGGAACAACGCTCTTTTCGTTTGATATTTTTCGCCTTGCGAATTAAAACTGGACTTCTACCCTCATAGCAATTTCTACTGACATCTAATAAATCTATTTTATAGATTTCACCCTTTATTAGTTGTTGATTATCTTTGCCTATGTAAGTAAAAGTCCCCACCATATCTATGCCTTATTTCTTTGTTGTCTTTTTAGTTGTTGATTTCTTCTTAGGTGTTTTAAGTTCATCAACAAGAGTATCCAATCTTGCTATCTCATAAGCGATATTATTGAGTGATACTTTAGTATTCTTTTCCAACGCTACTAACTCTTCATCTGTTGCTTCCGCAAATGATAGAGTGAAAGTTGTAAAGAATAGATTTACCCATAACACCAATTGTAAGATAAGTGAATTTGGGATTGTAAAATAAATCACCGTGATTAGAATTATTTGAATTGTAATGTATAGTTTATTTAGCTTACTCATACTCTTATTTTACCATATATAATTTAAAATTTATATTACTCTTCTTCGTTCTCTTCGATTTCTTTTTTACGATTTCGTTTGCTCTTTAAGCCGCCAATCCTACCAGCTCGACTTGCTCGTTCTCGACCAGTTAGACCGTCTTTACCAATGACATCAGAGGCAAAACCACCAGTATTACTACTAGCTCCACCTTTCTTACCAATCCTAGAATAGAAGTCTTTACCGTGGCGAGCAATATTTGTTGTGGCAGTTTTCTTACCACCTTGTTTAGTTCCAGCCAATTTTATCTCCTTATTTATTATTGTTATTGTTGGGTTTAGCAAAAGCATTTTGGGTTAAAATTGAAATTGATGTGTCCTAATTAAGTGGAGTATTTTAGGGAGCTATGAAGTGCTTGCTTTTGTCTAATCCCCAAAACTGAACATAACAGAACCTATTATTATAACTACCACATTATTATTTGTAATTAAAAGTTATGTCCAGATTTGGGGTGGCGAAAACTTTTCGCCACTAATTTATAAAAAAGGATTGCCTAGTTTAACGCCGTGGGCAAGGGCGTATAGTTTACTTGAACAATATGTTCTTATAGGGCTTGTAGGGCTGAAAAGGTCTGGAGGAACGGACAGACTATAGAGACAACTCTCGGCTTTTAGTTTTACTTGTTTTAATAGACGACCCCATTATCCATCTAAAATTTGCCAGATTTCAGCCAGTTTTTCAGCCCTACAAGGGACGACTAAAAGTGTTCCTTTTAGTCATTCCCCCTCGATAGAAAACTTTCATTGGGGCTTATGCCCCTTGTAAGGCTAGAATTAAATTGTTAAAATTCTGCTTCGTTTTTATCATTATAAGTTTTTATCGAAATTTCACCAGACATTAAACCGACATATTTCTTAACTTCATCTTCTTTATTTTTGGGACATAATATGTAGTTTTTTTGAGGTGTCATTCTAATATATCTACTCCAAACGACAAGTCTTTTTAAAACATCATCTTCTAATTCTAATATAAATATATTAAATATAGGTTCATTATAGGTTTTAATACCTAAAATTAAATCTGGCAATTCTTTAACATTATAATCTGTGATTTCAAATCCAGTGTAATATTTTTCTATTATATTCTCAATTATTTCTTGTTTCATTCTAAGTCCTTAACAATTTTCATAATTCTCTCAAACTCTTTCTCTTCTGCTTGTTGAGTAGTTTCTACTTCGAAAAAATTTTCTGGTGATTTTATACCAAGCTCTTGCTTAGTTTCATCACTTAGGAAATATTTCTTTGTGATTTTCTTCTTTATCAGATATGGATTTAACATAGCTTTAATTCTTGCGTCATTTTTTTTTCGAGGTTTATTCATATCTTTTCTATGACCATTCTTCGAGCTTTTCTTCAAGATTTTCTATCTTGCTCCAAGCTTCTGTTTGTTCTTTAAGGAAAGCTTTCAGTTCCTTTTCAGACACCTTAGATTTATATTTCACCATTTTTTTAAGTTTATATTTTGAGCGTTTTCCAGTTAAAAGGTCTTCTTTAAACTCTACTAACATACCACATTCTTCATACAAAAATTTGCTGAAAAAAGATTTAATATCTTCTTTTGTCGCTTGAATTTTTATTCTTTCACCGTTTGTAGTTTTTAAACGAATGCTTGGCTTTACACCACCAGTTGAGTATATTGTGCCATATATATAATCTTCGCTATCAACTAGGATTTCATCTTTATTATTCATAAGTCAATCTCTATATTTTTCTTCAGTTAATGTAATACAAATTCTATTGTCTTCTTGGTCGAGCCAGAATTTTTCAACATATGAATTGAACACTTCTTTACTTAAAATCTTTTCGAGGTCTTGAAGATTGCGTGTATGATAGTTAATCGCAAAAAGAAATTTTGTATATTCATAATCATCTTCATCTCCATATGAAAAATTTATTTCGATTGGTTCAGAACTATAATCTTTTGAATAACTTTCATAAATGTTAGGAATATAACTCGTAATAAAGGTTTTAAAATCAAGGTTTTTTATCTTATTGCTCATAAAACAAATATTTCCTCCATTCTTCTGGGTGTTTTTTAAGGCTTTCTTCAATATCTTCTTTACTCTTAAAATAAATCAATGCTCCCATTTTTGTGCTTGTTTCATCGATAACTGGTTTAACACACCCATAACCAGTAAAACGGTCTTCGTCATAAGAACAACTATATTTAATTTGTTTTGTGTCATTCCAATTCGGTTTAAAGCCTTTATTGTCTTGTTTGATGACTTCTTTTGCCTTTAGAAATTCAAGATATTCTTCAGCTTCTTCTCTGGTCTCAAAGTAGTTTCCAACACTTTTTTCTTCTTCTATGATGTCCTTATACTTTTGCCTATCTTCTTCATCAAATGAAAAAGTAAGATAGTCGACATTGCTAATTTTGCCTCCAATAATGTAGAAAAACTCTTTTGGCAATTTTAGTTCTTTAACTTCTTCAAACCATAATGAAAACATTCGCACATCTTTTTTATTAAATCGTGGAAGGGCGGGGTTATTTACAAAAGCCATAGTCCCGTTGCTCCACATCTCCACCATAACACCAGCTTTCGCAAAGGGTAAATCTTTGAGCAATTTATATCTTTTCATTCTTTTCCTCCTGAACTAAACATTCAATTAAGAACAAATAATTTTTAGCATCTCCCAGTTTTTCTTCCCAGAGTTCCATTGGATAGTCAGTATCACTTTGGAGCATATCGGTAATTGAAGTCAGATGTTTTACCATAAAGGCAAACGCACTTTCTTTCGGTGATACTCGTAAGATTTTCGCACTCTGATGAAAGTTATGCAGTGGCGAGTTATCGGTTGAATATTCTTTATTCTTCTTAATTAAAGTTTCTTTAACTCGTTTGAGCTGTGCCTCAATTGATTTATTATATTCTTCTCGTGTCATCGATTATCTCCATTTCCGTGAATTTTATTGCGTTCTTGTCGGCTTCTTAATTTACTAAGGTTTGTCCTTGCAACATCGTCAAGCTCAATGCCATTATAGAAAGCAAGAGCTGATAGATACCACAACACATCGCCAAGTTCTTTTTTAAGCTCAGCAATGTCTTCTGGCGTGGCGTGAAAAACTCCGTCCTTGTCTCTAATCATTTTCTTGATTTTTTCCAACACTTCACCAGTTTCACCAGCTAGACCTAAAGCTTTTTCTATATAACCGTCATATCTAGCTTTTTCATCAATTGCTAACCGTGAAGTATCATATTGAATTGCTCGTTCTTGATAATAATTGAAATCAGAATCCATTTTTTACTCCTTATCTTATCTCAACTTCCTTACCTTTGTAATAGCATTTTCCGTCGATAAAGTCTATATCGTTCCGCCAAAAATCGGTTGAGTAAGTCTGGCAGACTTTAAGTTTTCGTTTCGTGTCAGCACTGTATTGTGGCGGTTCATTTCGAGCAGCCTCTATAAACATAAAAGCAGTAAAACCTATCCAAAGTAGGAATAGTAGGAACACAAACACTCCAAACCAATCTATATTTTCTATAAAATCTTTCATTTATTATCTCCTTTTTTATACCCCTAAACATTTCTTTACATATTCTAACGAGAAACACATTATTCCACACTCTCCCTCTATACCACTTTCTAATAGGCAATCATTAGGAAAGATGAGATAAGTAGTGCTATTGTTCGGTAGCTTTCTATCCCAATAAGCAAACGCTTCTTCGATAGTGTCGTGAACCGTGCCATTAGTATTAAATTTACCATTCCTTTGAATTTTAATATCTCTAAACTTTGGTTTAGCCATTGCTTATTCCTTATTATCTGTTATCATCTTGTGCAATTTTCTTCCACTTATGACTTTTGTATCTCTATCTAGTAAAAGCCTATTATTTTGTGTGGGCTTACAAACATATCTAGTTTTATAAGTAAATCCTAAGATTTTATATTCTATTTTGCCTATAATAGTGTATTCTGTTATATTATCTATAATACTGACCGTATAAACAGTTTGCCCTACATTGTATTTCATTAGTCTAATATCTCTCCACTTTCTTTCACTTCAACCCATATACTATATATTTTAGGATGTTTTACAAAGTCGCTGTTTATCTGATATCTAATTTTTCCAAAGCCGTTTTTAATTATGGAATATTCACAGCTTGAGTTAATATCTTCTAGCATACTCTCCATAATTAAGTTAGCTTTCTTCACGGCTTTATCATAATCTATATAAATGCCATTTAAGTAGCTTTCTATACTTGTGTCGTCCACATATATAGTGGTAATGATTATTTTGTAATAATATCTATCCTCCATAAGTTAAATATGTCCTCCATTCTTCTGGGTGTTTTTCGAAACTTTCTTCGACATCTTCTTTTGATTTAAAATAAATAGTATCTTCTTGACCATACCAAGTGATATGAGTAGATACTTCTTTATGTATAATATCCCACACACCACACCATTTGTCCTCATCTGTATCTTGCCAATTAGGTTCAAAGCCTTTTGCGTCTTTTTTAATAATTGTTTTAGCTTTGAGATACGCAAGATATTTTTCAGCCCTTTCTTTGGTTTCAAAGATATTTCCGATTGCTTTTCTTCTTCGGCTAAGGTTAGGTTCTTCTTCCACCACGAAATCTACATTGCCGTCATCAGTTATATAATAATATTCACTTGGTGTTGCTTTAACTTCTTCAAACCAATCTTTTAAGATATTAGGAAATTCTTCAAGTGTTTCCTGAGCATAAGCCATTAAATCTATTTTCATTGGAAGACCATAACTTGTTTCAACTGTTATTTGTTTTGGATTGCTTGGTGTTCCAGCTATAAGATTTCCGCTTTCACTAATAAAAAACTTTTCGCCAGCTTTAAATGTCGGGAGGTCTTTGAGAAGTTTGTAGTATTTCATTTTTTTCCTCTATCTTCTATTAAGTTTATATTCTATTAAGTTTATAATTATTTTTCCCTCTTATTGATAAATATATTTACATCTTTTCTTATATCTTCTATTTCTTCTTTGAGCTTCAAGTGTCTATCGAGCATTGTTTTAAACTCCTTAGATGACAACTTTTTAAGTATTTCTTCCATACTTAGAAAATCATATAAACTTATGTAAGGTGTTATAGGTAAATCATTTACTAATATACTTAGTGTATATCCATAAAATCTATCTGGATTATGAGGCTTCCATTTTCCATCTTCAAAATGTAAGTCCCTCTGATTTCTTATAACTACCTTACCCATACCCTCTAAATCGAATGACATTTTTTTGATGGAAGTATATAGCCTTTCCGCCGTTTGTTTTTATCTCTGATGTTTCCTTTTCATCGTATACAAGTGGTAATCCAGTGCGTTTAACTTCTTTCTCACATAACTCTTTTATGAGTTTATCTATTTCTTCGGTCATATATTATAGTTCCTTTCATTATTGTTATTGTTTGATTATGTTTACATTGTAGCACACCATAACCTTTTTTGTCAATACCTATTTGAAATATTTTTTAACATTTTGCTTATATTCTAATAGCCATTCTCGATACTCTTGTTTCTTTGCTTCTTCAACATAAGGCAAGCTCAATTGTCGATTATAATATTTAGCCAAGGTTTTAAGTTTAACCAGTTCATCTTTTCGCTTATTAACCATTTCTCGTTTCCAATCCAGATAGGCTTTATATTTGTTTCTAAAATAATCCATATCATATTGACCACCACCAATCTGCTCAGAGAATAGATTGATAACTTCCAAATTTGGCTCAACTTGTTTGATGTGATTAAAGAGTGGTGTCTTGGTGATTGTTTTGAGCTTTTCTGTCATTTTCTTATCATCTTTGGCACAGATACCAACTGCTAATAAATGAATAAACTTGGTCGTAATATCATCAATTAAGTTAGTATCTAATTTAGCAATCGATTTCAATTCGTTTTCAATCGTATAATCAACCACACTCATTTCCACCGCCATTTTGATTTCTTCTGGCTGTTTCTTTTGAGCTAATCCACCACCAGCTGGAAATTTAAAACGGCAATCTGGATTGTCGCAAATTTTGGCTTTGGCATAATTAAGCGTTTCACATTGGGGACAAAACTTTAATAGCTCGTTTTCTTGTTTCATTTTCATTCGTAGCTCGGCTGAAAGTAATCCACCGTGGATTTTTGTATTATTCGCAAAGTCAATAATTAACGCTCGTTTATTCGGATTGTTAGGGTCAATCCGCATACATCGCATAAACTGCTGTATATATAGTGATAGTGATTTCGTTGGTCTTAACATCAACACACAATCACAATCTGGCACATCAAATCCCTCACCAAACAAATCAACATTAACACAAACTTTAATCTGATTGTTTTTGAACTGTTCGATATATTCATCGACTTGCTGAGCAGATAACTTGGAGTGAAATGCTTTGGCAACAATCCCTTGATTATTCAACTCTTCGGCAAGTTGCTCTGCCATTTTAATCGAGCTGGTGTAAGCAATGGTTTTACGGTCTTCGGCAAGTTCTTTAAAGTTCTCAACGAGTTCTTTAAGCTTATCAGTTTTAAACGCTTCACTGATTGATTTGGAGCTAAACTCACCAGCAACGGTTTTAATCGTGCGATTATCAAAGTATAAAGTCCAATCCCCAGCTTTAACATCAAAAGGTGATAAAAATCCCCTTTGGATTAGCTCGTTGATTGTAATAGTATTGATTACTTTATCAAAGGGAGCTGACCGAAACTGATTGATTGGTTTAGCTAAGCGTTCACCAGATAAGCGAATTGGCGTCGCAGTAAAGCCAATGCGTTGAGCCTTATTAAACTTATTAAACACATTCTGAAAGCTCTTGCTCGTTGCGTGGTGCGTTTCATCGATAAAGATGATATCATAATCCTTATTAGAATTTAACGCTCTAAGTGGCGAAAGAACATCGCAATTTAGGTTATCATAACGCTTTAAGTGATTATTAAACTGGTCAAGTAGATTGTTGCGGTGAACAACAAATAAAACCTTTTTTCCATTGTTCGAAAAATAATTCACCAGTTCAGACATAATCAAACTTTTACCACTACCACAAGGTGATACCACCAGTGTATGTTCACTACTCGCAATCACCTTATTAAAGGCTTCTTGCTGATAATCACGCAACTTCACGGCGATACTCCTCAAAGATTTCATTGATAATCCCTTTATTCTTTAACAGCTGGTAGATGTTCGCACTTCTCGCACCATTACCCTCATTAGTATAAATATCACCGTCGTGCCAAGTAGTCATTACTTGATTGTTTTTAGTGATACGCACCCCAGCTTTCTTTTTAGAGTTGAGGTCTTTATACTCAAACTGACCGTCGCTTAAGATACGATTGAACTGATAGGTGTCAGCGAAATATTTATCAAGATAATAAGTCATACCCTTAGCATTCAGCCAATCGTAAAAGCCACCACCAATAAAGTTTCTTTCAGTAGTTGGTTTTTCTGGTTTAATATCAGCTTCTTTTAGCTCTTTGGCTCGTGACAAAAACTGTTCGATATTATTTTTATCATTAAGTGAGCCATAAACAAAATGATATTTATAGCTTGGAATAAAATACATCAGCTGTTGTGGTTCAAAGCTTTTCTTATCTAAGACAATATAGTCTTTAGTCTTGGTCATATTCACCATATCTTCACAGAAAGCTTGAGCAAAATACTTAAAGTTATCTTTGGAGATTTTACCAATCGGGATTAAAATCCGAAAACGGCGGTCATCTTTTTTACTACTATGGGTTTCGTGAAGCACAAAGGTTGAGAAATTACTCTTGAGATATTCAATCATTCGAACGATAAAGCGTTTAGCAACTTCATCATTACCTTTAAGTCCGTCAATATCAATCGTGAGTGCCGTGCGATAAAGAATATTCTGAACCTTACGAGTATTATCACTCGATACAAACGCTCCATAGAGTGGAGCTTGTGATTTTTCTTTATCCGAAAAAAAATAAGAGTAGTCTTCAATGGTTATTACCTTACTTGTTTTCTGATATATATCATCAAACCTCATAATTTCCATTTCCACTACTCCTATCTTCTTATTTATCGTTTATTAGTATCTTCTAATTGCTTCTGATATTTCTCTTGTAATTCTTTATTTAGTTCAATCAATTTTACTTCAGCCACTACTGGAACGCTATTGAATTTTCGTTCTTTAGCTAAAATGTTTAGCTCTAATTGTTTATCAATTAACTTACCATAAGTATCAACTTTATCAAAGATTTCATCAACTCGTTTCTTAATTGATTTGTCTTTCTTTAACTGATTGAATGTTGCTTGATAAGCGTCAGCAATTTCTTGTTTGAGCGTTTCAGCTGAAAGCTCTTGGACAAATTCTTCAAAATCTTTACTCTGTTCTTGGATATAATTGAACGCTCTCGTTAGTGGTTCAACATATTCAGCAAAGTATGTATCATATGTTTCCTGAACCTTAACTGTTTTATCTCGAACATCTTTATCAATGTATCCTTTAGTATAAGCAACCTTGAGTAATCGGTCAATTGTTTCTTGATATAATTGAGCAACTTGAAGTTCTCGCTCAACGCTATCAGCTTTCTCATAAGCTTCTAAAGCTTCTTTAGCTGGTAGTAATTCAATCTTTTTACCAAAGGTTATATTAGCTAAATCATTTACAGATTTGATTAACTTTTTGATAAGTTCTAATCGTTCTTTATCTTGTTTTAACATTTCTTGTTCGCTCATCATTTCTTATTTCTCCTTGCGACTTTCGCATTATCTTTACCACGGTTTTTAGCTCGGCTCTCAATTTTATAACCAACTTTTTTAGGGTTCGATGAGTTAATCAACATTGAAGTGTGTCCAACATCTTTACCCTTTAAGGCACTTGCTCCGTGTTTCTTAATCATTTCTCGGCGAGCCTTATTGCGTGCCACACGGTTCGCAACTTGCTTAGGCGATTTCTGATAAGCTTTATCATAACTATAATCTCGCCCAGTTGATTTATTGTATGGTTTCCGTTTTACGGTCATTTATATCTCCCTTATCTTTCTTACAAGCACCACAAGTGTCATACTCTTCACCAAATAGTGCCACCAATATTTCTGTAATACTTTGGATATATGTTTCGTTCGCACCAGTCTTAAACACTTCCTGAGCAATTACCCTTGCGGTTGCTAAATGCTTAAACAAACACCACTGCTCTTCTTGAAGATTAAGTTTCTTCATTATATCAGTTCGTGTTTTATCAAGCATATACGCAACAGGTAGTAGCTCTTTCTTTTGTTCTGGCTTACTGATGATATTCTCTAACAAGTGGTCTGTCGCACAAACCAGATTGCCAACTAGTAGCATTGTATCTTTATCACCAGTGCTTCCTTTATATTCTATTTCCATATTACAATTATACCATTTTTTTCAAGGTGATATAACATTGACCGTGCTTTTTTCGAAAGTGGATAAGGGGCGTGCGACATATCCACATTGATTTGTTTAATCCGCCCCTTTTCACAATACCTCATTAGTTTCTTGAAGTCCCTACCAGTTTCCAAGTAGAACTTCATAAAATCGATTTCCACCTCAATTATAACTCTCTCAAACTTTATTCTTCAGTTGTTAGCTTTTCTTCAACTGCTTCAATACCTAGCTCAGTTAACCGTTTAATATCTTCTTTAATCCTTTTGTCATCAGTATAAAACATTGGATTGTTAACCGTTAGATTTACGTCATTATCAGCAAAGATATGGCGTAAAAGCAACTGACTATTTTTAATTCTAATTACTCTAAACATCTTATTTCACTTTCAAACTTGGTTTATAACTTACTGTGCTTTCTTTAATGTATTTCTTATACAGCTCTGGGTTGTCGCTTTCGAAAGCTTTACTATTAAAGCTCTTTCGTGTGCCAGTCCGTTCAGCTGTATAGACATAACTATTACCGTCAATCTCAAAAGTTTCATTCTCGTGGTATTTTTCAATGAAATGTTCAAGAATTTCTTTCTTACGAGTAGCAACAGTCTTTTCCATTTCTTCCAACTCTTTGAACTCAACGAGTAAATCTTCATCTTCACCCTCAGTAGTCTTTTCTTGGCGGTCGCCGTGTTTAGCAAAAGCGTTATCGATTAGCTTAATTCGGCGATTAACTTCATCAGTCAAATTAGTATATTTATCAAAGAGTGGCATAAACAATTCATCTGGGTTGACATAGACCATTTCAAGCCGTTCTTTCATTTCTTTAATGATAAACTCTTCAACCTCTGATTGTCGTTCATACATTTCTTTGACTGTCCATTTATCAAAAGACTTGTTAAGGAGCGTTGCTGGTCGCTTAAAGATAAAGATAGTGCCTTTTTGATATTTCTTCAACATCATATAGTAGCCGACTTGGATACGATAAGTTTCAAGCTTTTTAACATACGCACTAGGGTCATCATAATAATTCTCACCAAGGGTTTTAATCTCAATCACTTCTTTACGGATTGTGTTATCACCGTCCAAGTTGCCACGAAGCCCAAGCTTACCCTCTCTCTCTATGATAGTAGTGCTGGGTTCAATACTCTCATTATTATAAAACTCCTCACTCACATAAGCACGGATAATTGGTTCAGCGATATTACCAAACTCAGTGTAAATGCTGGTAAAGTCCTTTTGCTCGTGGGTTTTCTCAAAGATAAGCCGTTCAGCACTAGTTGGGTTATTAACCTTTGGCAGGTCTGAACCACCAATGTATTTATCACGGTCATCTTTAACGCTATCTTTAACAGTGTTTAATTCAAACAATGCCATAATTAGATTTCCTCGTATCGCATATCTTCCGTTGGAATGATATGGATTTCAATATTCTTTTTATTAGTTTTAATCTGATTAACTTCAATCTTCATAAAAACTCCTCTTCCTTTCAGTCAGCCCACCTCTTCCCTACAGTCAGCCCACCTTACGGTGGTTACGGTGGTTTCTATTTATTAATTATAATTATACATAAATAGCTATTTCAATCAATCTATTTATCATTACTGCTTATTGTTGTTTCGCTATTGTATCTATATTGTAGCACAACCTTTTTAAAAAGTCAATACTTTTATCAAACTTTTTTGTAAAATGTTTTAGTTTCTAGCATAGAACCCCAGTTTCATTTGACCGTCCCTTGTCTGAGCAATACTCAAAGTGTTCTTATCAAAGGTGTAATAGGCTTTCAAATAGTCGAACGGTGAAGTCTTCCACTTGCCAACCTTTTGGGAAATATAACTGAGTGGCACGCTGATTGTATTATCGCCAGTGATTTCGCAATAACTCTTGACATACATTCCCAGCATATATATCAGATAATCTACTTCATCTTTATCACCACTGCTCTTTTCAATCTCTGGCATTTGCTCTACCAGTATCTGTTGAATATCTTTAATATAATTATTAACCGTGTCGCTATAAGCTCGATAAGTATAGTTAGTATCATTAACTTGTAGCGTATCTGGTAGTGGGGCAAAAGGACTATCTGGTTCACTTAGCTCAACTTCACCATTCTCAATCCGTGCCATTACATCTCCTTTCTGTTCTTCTAATTGTCCAGTTTCTTCTTCAACTAGTTTAGGTTGTTCAATTTGTTCTTGTTCATTAAATGATTGTTCTGGTTCAACATCTAATTCAATTGGGGGTTCTTCTAATTCTTTCTCAATTGGTGTAGGCTCTGGAGTAGGTTCTGGTTGTTTAATGATACTTTCCAGTGTTGTAGGTTTGTTATCTTCATCATAATCAATTACCGTATCAACTGTTTCATCTTCTGGTTTGTCATTATAATGATTGTCTTTTTTCCACTGCTTTTCAGTAGGTGTGTCATTGATATCAGCTAAAGTCATTGGGCATAGTTTGTTGAGATTTACTACAAAACGACGATAATCTTTACCGTTAATCTTAACTCGACCGTCAAAGTTAATAGCCTTTAAAGTGTTATTATCTAACGCTTCCATTAGATAACTAGTAAAATTCTGCCACGAATTGAACTGATACTCACCGCTAGCAAAGTGCCCACGATAGCCAGTTATTTTATTGCCACCTACTAATGAGCCAGCAACTTCCGCAAATATCTCTTTAAAGAAAGTCTTGTTACAGCTGGCAATGTTGTGCTTGGAGATATTCCATTCATTAGCTGTTTCAGTTTGGTTCATACTATCTACCGCAGTATAAAAATTCTGAAGAATAACATTATTATTAGTCATCAACTTATCAAACTGTTCTTTAAAGTGTTCATCAATCCACTTACGCTTTTCGTATTGGTCGAAACCAAAACTAAAAGCCCACCTTACAAAGCCACCAAGAAACTCTGGGTCGTTTAACAATTTATCAACTTGAGTATTGCCACGCTCTTTAAATTTCAAGGTAAATTCAATACCATAAAACCGCTCTCGTAAAGCGTTGCTCATTTCACGAAAGCGTGGAATGTGGTTCGAGGAAATCATTACATTACCACGGAAGCTCACAGATTTTTCTTGGGTCTGATATTTACCAATCGCCGTAGCGTCGGTTTCACGCATTGATTTCAAAAACTTAACTTCTTCATCAGAATATGTTCCTCTGGCACGCTCAAAGAGGTTGTTAAGTAGTCGTGGGCTAGCGTTAATCTTTACTTGGTCAGTCGTAATCGTGCTAGGGTCTAAGCTCCCAGCCATTACCGCACTCGGACTTTTATCATCAATTCCACTGTTAATCACATTGATTAAAGCTGTGGTGAAAGCAGATTTACCCTTACCACCACCAATACCGTCATCATCTTCAAACAGAAAGAAAGCCCCAAATGGTGAACGGTTGTTGCCAATCTTATAACGAGCGAAACAGCTATACGCCATGTAGGCTAATTCTTGTTCAAGAAACGGTCGCTCACGGTGCTGGTCTAACTCAGCGTGAACCTCTGGATTTTTAGTGGTGAAGTTATTGATAAACTCTTGAACAGATTGTGGAATAGTATCTGGAATAACTAAATCAGAATTCACCACAAAATCACCGTCGGCTAAGTTATGGTCGGTGTTAGGAATTAGCTTGCCGTTGAGGATAGCACAGTTCTTGAACTTCATCACTTGGGTTGGTGTAGTCATCGGAGCGTGAATTTTAAAGTTATCAATCAACTGGTCAATCTTGCGTGCAGTATAATTCTCAAAGCCTTGGAGCTTTCCAATGTAAGTTTTTAATAAATCAATGTCGTTGTTATATTTATTTTGAAATGGTATCTTATAAATATAAAACGCTTGAGTTGTTGTCTGTCGCAGATTGAAGAGATGAAGTATGAACTTGGTGCTAGGGACTTCAGTGCGATATGCTTTACCAAAGCGAGCGAGCAATTCTTTCTGCTTTTCTTCGAGTTCAAGTATCAATTCTTGTCGGTCAAGCTTAGGATGTTCGGCGAGGAATTGGGCGATACGAGTTCGCTTGTCATTTGGATTAAACTTTATGATAGTGGCTAACGGTTGGGCTAGTGGGTCAGTCGTATCAGTTGATATTGGTAGCAATACCAACGACGACAGATTGAGAAAATATTGTCTTAATACATTTTCACAGTTTCTCTGTAGCTCTTCCAAGTTGGGAAAAACTGCTTTGTCATTGAGCTGTGGAGCAAGCTCAAAGAAATTATCAATCTTCTTCACCAGTTGGGGTGGTGTAGCTAATTGATATTGTTTATTACTTCTATTATTCATTCGCTCTATACTTTCCTCTTTATAAGTTTTTTAGTTTATTTGATATTACATTCAATGTTTTTATTATAGCACTTATAGTGTGTTAAAAGCAAGTATAAAACGATATTAAATAGCTTTCCGTGCTTGAGTTGTATAACCAGTTCGAACATAAAAGCCAGTTCGATTATATTCGTCTAATAGGTTGATAACCGAAATCAAATGGGCGTTGGTAATTGCATACACAGCTGTAATCGGTTTCTCGGTAATGCGAGCGTTATAATAACTCATAAAATAAAAACCCTCTGGCGTGTCGTTAAGCGTGCGAGTAAATTGAAAACCAGCTAGCTTACTTTCTCGAAATAACAGATTGATTGTATAAGCTGGTGAGCTATTAGTCATTTTGTTTGTAAATAATAATAGGTCAGTGAGTTGCTTATACAATGTAGGAAAGACATTATAGCGTGATTGGTGCGTGCGATTAAAGATATGCGACAACAACTCTGGCAAGCTCCCAGTCGGATTATTGAGCAGATGTCGGAGTGCTGGTGTCGGTGCTTGAAGATAATAATAATCACCAAGCTTAAAAGGTTTGTGTTTAAGTGTGCGATAAGCTTCTGGCACAATCACAGTTGGTCGATAATTTGGGTTAATTGGATATAATTCTTCGTTCATAACATTCTCCTTTTTCTTCAATTATTTGTTAATTCTTTGATTTATAGTTCCATTATAGCATAGTAGGGGCTAAAAGTCAATAGTAAATTTTATGTAATTGGGGTTAGATTTTAAAAATGTGTAGTAGAGTGTTTAGAAATAAAGTAAAAATAGAAAGTCAATATCGAGCTAAGTAGTGAAAACGATATTTTAAGAAAGGTGGCATAAGATGTTGAAGAATAAAATGAAAAAAATATATTATAACATAATTTAAAATAAAAAAAAGTGTCGGAGGCAAAAAGCGAACAAAAAGCATATTATACAATATTTTTAGAAAAAAAGATAGTATTAGAACAGAAAAAAGGTAGGCACGTCAAAGGACTACCTTTTTCTGACCTCTGTTAAATCGATATGTTATAATATGTTTTTTTATTTTGGGGTTTTTATTATGCTTATGTATCAGTGGGAATTGGTGTTTTGTTCGCTTTTTTATTATGGTTATGGTGGAGTTTATAATATTTTTAGTGGTTTGTCAACTATTATAACATAAAAAAGGTAGGCATGTCAAAGGACTACCTTTTGGAAATAACAGTAGTAAAAAGGTAGGCGGCAAGTTCGCCGCCTTTAGGACTACCTTTTGGTTTTTTTAAGCATAAGGGAAATAAAGGTAGGTCAAGGTAGGCGGCTTAGTGGCGAAGTTACCGCCTACCTTTTTTTGAAACTACTATGTAATACAAGGTACTACCCAGTATCAAGCGTTAGCGTTTTGACCTCTGTTAAAAATCAGGTGGTTCAAGTTTGACAAGTTCAAGAAAATGTGTTGTAAGGCTTGATTTGGGGTCAAAACCAAAAGGTAGGCGGCTTGGTCGATATATTCGATTTACATACGGATACTGCGAAGCAGTAAAAATTGTAAAATAGTTTATAGAGGTAGGGTATATAAAAGAGGTATAGTATAGTAGGAAACCAGCTGATTTAGGACTACCTTTTCAAGGATTGATACTAATCAGCTGTTATTCCTACTGTTTAAGCCTCTTTTGTGTCAGAAACCTCCCATACTTGTTTACGGAACACGCTGCTTTTGGGTTATTTGTTTCTGGACCACTTGTTTCTGGACCACTTGTTTCTGGACACTTGCTTTTTTGATACCAACCAGCTGTTATTTTGTGCTGAAATAAGTAAAATAGGCTCTTCAAGCTCACTGCGTGAGCTTTCGAACCTATTTTACTTATTTCGTCCCAAAAACATCGTTGTTTTTTTTCCCCCCCCCTTTTTTTTTTTGCGTTTTAT